GAAGACTTTAGCGGAGACTTACGTCCCTGAGTCCGCAGTGAGCCGTCGTCAGGGTCTGCGTCGGCGCGGAAATACTCCGCCCAGTCCGCAAGACCCATGATTTCCGTGTTCCAAAAGTAGTGGCGGTACTCTTCTATTGCCGCGGCACTTACTTGGTGGCCCTGCTTCTGTAGACGGTACGACGCCTCGGAAGCGGACACTCTTCCTATTAAAAGAGTGTCGACCTTTTCACGAACCGCAGGAGCCTCCAGAATACTGGATTTCATCTCCTGTGTTGTTTCGTCGGGATGCAGCAGAGAGTAGATGGCTTTTTGCTTTAGCCACCTTTTACTCTTTGGGTCGTTAGGATCCCAAGCCTTAAACCCCTCAGGAAGGGTAAGGCCCTGGCGGATTCTACCAAGCTCCGCACGCTCTATCGGAGCAAGTCCGTAGAGGCGTAGGGTGCTGTTGATAGTACGTTCCTGTGCGTCCTCGAGGGAAACACACAGGAACGCAACGAAGTTCTCTGCTGGATGGCGTGGCATTAAATCTTGTGCGTCTGAAGGTCCTTCAAAGCACTAACCACATTTTCAATTGCAAACATTGCTCGAACTGCAGCCTGCTGCGAAACACTCTGAAGTCCCATCTGCGACGCCAGAACAATATTGGCCAGCTTTGTAGATGCTTCCTCAAGCTCCGGGATGTACTCGATGAAGGTTTCGAGATTCTCGGGATTGATGAAGTTGAGGGCAAGAACAGAGTCAACGGAAGCGACATCTGAAAGGGCGGCGGCTTCCTTGAGAAGGCAGTGCTTCTTCGGTAGCTTAACGTTCGCCAGCTTTACTGCCGCCATAGCGGTTGCTTCTTTTACGCGATCTACTGGCGTGGAAAGGGGCTGTAGTCCGTAGAGCCGAACGGGCTCGGACACGCTCGCCGAACGCTCCAGAAGCTCTACCGCCAGATTCTGCGGAACGCCGGCAGCAGCAAGGTGGAAGATACCGTCTACCCAAGACTGCACGCCCGAGCCGACTTTATCAAAGACAGGTCCACGAAGATCGCAGCTGTGGTCGTTCCAGGCGCGAATCTCTACCATTGAAGAAAACGCAGATGCCTGTGCCTCCTTCATTGGTAAGTACATCGCCGTCTTTCCTTGCGCTGGCTGCGGAGCCGCACCACCCTGCGCCGCTCCTCCATCTTCAAGCTGAAGTGGAGAGTCCAAGGGCATAAACGAGAAGTCTTTTGGAATTGCAATCTCGGTGGGAGACACAGCCGTGGGGCGCTTTAAATTATCTACGCGTGACAGCTGAATTTCCTGCCCAGAGGGCAGGCGCGTTGCAAAATACTTCCGGCCTTCTACGGTAACCTCGGAAATAATTTCTACGGGCGTGGTGACTACAATTGCTCGTCCATCTGACTTGTAAAACGCCCCCATTCCTCTGATGTTGGGAGAAGCAGGGAGGTTGAAGTTTACCCCTACCTGGCTCCCAACAATCATAGGCTGGAGCGCATACTGGCTGCCGTTTACAAACAGGGCCTGTGGGGTCATCTGTCCGGTCATGATGTCCATTAGCTGCGGAATAACGTAGCCAATGATCTGCTTACCGGAGCCCTTCTCCATGACCTTGTACATGCCAAAGGTCTGTACGGGCTGCGCGGTTTCAACAAGCGGGTCGGGGTCCGCCTCTACGCCCGTCACAGTAGCAGCACCCATCTGATCTGCTGCCTGCATGGTCTCTTGGGGCAATACTTCCTGCGCCTGCTTCTCCGATAGGAGTAGGACAACGGGCTGCATGTTGTCCGGCGCAGAAGAGATCTTTACTGCGTACCCGCCCTCTGCTGGCGTTACCTGGATAACGTCGAATCTCTGGCGTGCAGCAAAAATTTGCGCAGCGTTTGCGGTCTTTTCTGCGTCCGGAGCAGGATGAGAAACCAGCTCACTCATGTAATGAAGTAGTGACGCGTTTTTCTCAATGGCGTATCGCCACTCAGGATCCGCCATCACGGACTCAAATCGTGCAAAATCTTCTTTATTGATTGTGTCCGCGATGGCCGCGCAAAGAGAGCGAGTCATGCCGTACCTCAGTAGTTATCTTGGGCTTTGTTTGCGATAGCCATACCGCCAAGTCCGAGTCCAATACCGCCGGCCATAACGCCGTACCCAAGTCCGCGAAGACCACTCCCTGCTGTACGAGCGGCGCGATCTAGGGCCCACTCTCCGCCTTTAAGAGAATGACGGTACATATCTAGCGGCGTCACAGTTTTGCCAGTTAGTTTTGATGCGTGTTCGGCCTGAGAAGCAAAAATATTAAACTGCTCTGGGCTCATGTCTTTCGGCATGCCCATTTGCTGCATTGTGTAGGAATGCACCGCCGGGTCTACTGCTGGTGTGCCTGCTCCGGCTGCCCCTGAGGGATTGATAGCGCCAGGACCCCCTCCCGCAGCTCCTGCTTGAAGTTGGTCTGCTTTTGCACGAAGACGCCCGCGCTTTACCTTAATACTGCGCGACGGGGCTGCCCCTGCCGCAGCTCCTGCGTTTTCTGTTGCGGGAGAAGGCGTGGCTGCTCTCTCCGCAGCAGGGCTAACCGAGGACGGGGCCTCTGGCGTAGCCTTAGCGGCAGGTGAAGCTGCCCGAATTTCTTCGGCTTTGGCGGCTAGACCACCCGATGCCGGTGGGGCGCCGCTACGTGCGCGCGGCAGTGTTGGCTCAGTAAGCTCAAATTGCGCGTTAGTTAGGTCTGGTCGTCTTCCGAGAGACCCAGGTGTCCACTCTGGTCGGTTTAGTACGCCCTCAGGTCCGGTATTTGGGTACTGCATTGAAGCCCCTCCGGCCGCAGGTCCTGAGCCAGACACAACAGTAGCGCGATCTGCCGCAGGATTTACAGTGGGACGTTCTGCATACGCATTTCCCCGACGACCAGCGTCAACTACCGTAGGCGGATCCACAGGCGGTTTTGAAGCTGCTGTAGTCGTTGTTGCTTGGGCAGGCGCCGAAGCAGCGGTGGGGGCGGCCGTAAGCGGCCCCGTTCCCGGCCTTCCAGGAGGTAGTTGCCCGCTAAGGTCTGTAAACCTTGGATCAATCTTTGGGGGTGTGTTTACTGTATGCCCCCCTAAAGTATTGGCCCCGGGCATGTCTGTCAGGGTTGTACCACCGGGAAGATGACGCACCGGTTTTGGCAGCTCTACCGCTCTGCCGGGTAGTACGTTGGAGTAATGATGACGCCCCGCACTTTCTAACGTTCGCCCAGCGTCGTCAATTGTTAGGGCCCTTGTGGCCCCTGTGGCCTTGTTTGTCGCAGTAACGGTAGGCGGGTGGTAGGGCACTGGCGATGTATGAACTACGGGCGGAGCCTTTACCGGAGGCTTTATGACGCCGCTTACGCGCTTTGCCACCATTTTTTCAAAATTTGCCGCCGCAGCTGGTACGTTTTTTGTAACAGCAGCCGCAGTAAAAATAGCGGTCTTTTCTATTTCCTTCTGCCGAAGAAACTCCCGGAGCGGGCTGGGTTCCCCGCTCGCGGTTTTGTTGGTGGGCGCCGAGCTTAGCTTTGACAGACCAACCGCTGCGCGGTCACCACTCATCATGCCGTATCCCTGACGATGCTGGAACGGCGGGTAGATCTGGTCGAGGAGAGACTGCGTTCCCGGAAGATCCGACGCTCCGTCAAACATGGCCGGGTTCATCATTGCCGACTCAACGCGATCCTGCGTAAGCGGGTAGGTCTTTCCGCCGATCTCAAAAACGTGAAACGGCTGAAGAAGGCGGTCTGCAACAATTACGGGTACTCGAAGCTTGTTTGTCGGCTTGCCTAGCTGCTCCTCGGCGCGAGTACGCCCGGTCTTGTTACGCAGCATGGCGTAGCCGAGAGCATAGCCCGCCTCCGGCTCAACGCGTGTCATCTCGATATCTACGTCGTACTTGGAGACGAACGGCAGCTGCTTGTGTAGTTCGCTAAGGACCTGCGCAGGCCAACGCTTGTCGTCATCCGGCATACGTGCGATTGCCGCAGCTTCCTTTTCAAAAAGCTCGGCAGCCGTCTTGTGGCGGATGAACAGAGGCTGAGATGTCGGAGTGTGCAGCATGGAATCCTCGGCCGCTAGAATAGCAGACGTCAGTCTATAAAGCCCGGTGTAGATATCATAATGGATACCGCAGGGGCAGTGGTAGGGAGAAGTGCAGTCGAGTTTGTTTCGTTCTGAAGGGCTACGTCCGGAATTAGGGAGCCAGGAAGCGTTACGTCCCCACGCTCGGTAAACCGCGTACTCCATTCCGCGGATAACGCACCTCCTAGATCAAGACCCACAACCGGCACACGGACTGCCGCTTTTGCGGTGATGTGCTCTACAACTGCCTCAGCAATCGCGTCGAACAGGTAGGAAGCGTCGGTTTTTGTCGGATCATCATCAGGCAACGCCGCAGCCTCAAGTCTATACGTATCGACCTTAGACTTAATTAGGGCGGAAAGTTCTGAAGCACTGAGCGCCATTACTCTACCTTGAGCCGGGGTGTGAGGTATGGGGCGTTGCCGGCGACGGAACTAGTGAGGTTACTGACCAGCGTATCGAGTCCCGGCAGAGAGATGCCCACGGAAAAAAGGGCGGCTTTCAACTGTGTCATGGCGTTACTTAGATCAGAGATAAAAGTGTCGCCCAGAATAAACTTCTCGGCCGCAGCCTCATCTTGCTCGTAAATGACCATATCCCCTGTGTTGTCATTTAGGGCAATGCGTACATCTTGCGGCTCTATGCCAATTCTACCGGTGCGGTCTGCAACGATCTGTGCTTTTACAACCGACTCTTCGTTGTCCTCTCGTACAAGGAGTCGGTAGACAGGGTCCTCGACGGTTACGGGCTTATTGTCCTCAATGTCTCCGTAGAGTTCCGTAAGAGCGCCACCTACGTGGATCTCGACTGCGGCGTATTTTTCGTCTGCAAACGCACGAACCTTTGTCACATACTGGCAGGCCTCAACGTAATCTTCATCTTCTTCGGGTGGTTGTGTTGTGAACGCAAAGGAGGATCCCGGTGTCTCCATTAAGTAATTCATAGCGTGAGTGCGTATTTGCTTTCCCGTAGCTTCAAGCGCGACAAAGCATAAAGGGGAGATACCTCGAATCTCTACCGACCCGTCACGGTTAACGTAAAGACCGTTTTTGAGCGGGGCGACCATACGCATGTCGCCAGGAGACATAGGGTATGGGCTGCTCGTACCGCCGACGTAGGATCCGTCTTGGTCGACTAAGCTGCGATATCCAATAATAAACGCTTTGTCTGTTTTGTCCGAGTCGCGCGCAACCCACACCTGCGCGCCTCTTTCTGGGAAAGCTAAAATGCCGGCGCCCTGTAGGCTGTGTAGGTACGGATTAGCCAGTAACGCATCAAAATAAACGTTTCTGTCCCCCAGGTCTACGGACACCGTACAGGTAGACTGTGCGGGATTTACGTTTTCAATTTTCCCTGCCTGTATGCGGGCGGGGAATGTTCCACTTTTTGTTCCGCTATTCATTTATGCGTAACCCCGGCAGGAATTAGGGCCTGCGGCTTACGCAGTCCAAATTCTGCTCCGTGCGCAAGCCCCGCCACGTTTGAGCCATGAATATCGGAGGTCCATGCCTGAGACGCCGCCTCGGTAAACGTGTCCTTGAGTCTGCGGTAGTTGGCGCGAGCAAGGAAGTCCTCAGAGTGGGTCAGAGGAACCTGTTCCATGCTCTTGAGCACGGGCACATGCTCAATCGGCGCAAGACCTTGCTTTTTGGCCTCACGATTTAGGTTTTCAACGTGGTCTAAAGCAATCAGCTGACCACGCAGGTATTCCGGGTGGTCCGGTGCGTGCTCTACGCGTGCTACGTTAGTCATAGCCTTAACGACAGTCTCAACGTTTCTACGCCGCAGTTTTACGCCAGAGTTACCGTAGGCACTAAGGGCTTCGTTAGTGAGGTACCCACGAACAGCGTGAATGTTCTTAGTGGCCTCAAGCAACTCATGTGGGTTGATCGGCCCGTGTGACAGGGGATCCCCCGCCTTAACCTCCAGCCCCGGCTTTACCGTTTCTAGAATATGGCGGTCGGCCAGAATGCGGTGCGCCTTATCGTTGACAAATACGTTGTATCCGCCGCGCGCCTTATCCTGCTCGACCTTTGTTACTTTGCCGCTGACGGCCGCAATTGTTGCGGAGCCAGGTAGCGTAGCAGGGACCTTAAAGATTTGCTTCACACGCTCAAATGCGTCGGCAGTATAGTCCCCACCTTTTTGGGATGAGACGGCTCCGCCGGTGTGGAACGTCTTCATGGCCAGCTGCGTGACCGGCTCTCCAAGGGAGTGACCCGCAATTACGCCTACGTTTGTACCCACAGAATACGTGTGCCCGTTCTCGTTTAGCCCGTAGCACTTTGCGCAAATGCCTTTCTGCATCTGGCAGTGAAGCGGCGAGCGCACAATTACCTGAGGAATCTTAGCAACACGAAGTTGCTGGATTACCTGTGATGTCAGAAGGGTGCCCGCAGGTACGTCCTTTCCGCCGGTCACATGCACTGGCTGTGCAAGGTACCGGTCATGAACATCGCGGTCGTCGATAGAAAGCGCGGAGCCCTTTGTCGTGTGGCAATCTTCCGCCGTAATTTGGTGGTCAATTACCGTATTGATGATGACCTTAGACAGGGCGCCAGGCTCTGCCGTGCCTGCCGCACGGTCAATTGCCCCCTTACGAGCACCGTGCATTGAAGTCCAATACTGGGAGGTAGTGAGCCCCTCTGCGTAGGATTTTGTGATGGGAAGAGCAACTGGGCGGTTCTTTGCGTCAGCAACAAGAATGGGCCCGAAGGTCATCTGGCGGAACTGCTCCCAGTTACCGCGGGCCTTTGCAGCAACCCACTCGTACATCTTGTTCTTGCTAGTGCCGTACGCCGCCTCCCCCTTCTTCTTGATCTCATCAAGGGCACCGGCGTAGAGCTGTACGATCTTTTGATCCTTCTCTGCCTGAGAAATCTTTGACGAGCGGATTTTCTTTTCCTCGTCCTCGTACTTCCCAAGAATACTGTCGCGTAACTTGATGGCGTCGTGGAAGTCGTTCAAGGAGAAGGAGCTTCCGTTAAAGTACGCAGCCTTTACGCTGAAGTCCTGTAGAGACTTCACGACTCGTGCGTAGTCCTGTTTGTGTTCTTTGGCTACGCGCGTCAACAGGTTTTGCAGAGTTCCCTTGTCGAACCGATAATTTTTATCGTGCAGAAGCTTTTCGTCGTTCTGCATGTCTGGCGGAAGGAAATGAGCAATAATCGCACGACCAACCGTTGTTTCACGTCCGTGAAATGTGAAAGTCTGGTCTTCGTGAATCTTTCCATCGTTCCAGAGCTTGTACGCTTCTTCTGCTGAGCCAATCTTTACCTTTGCCGGCTCTCCCCACTTTGTTGCCTGGAACAACCCAATAAGGAGGTCTTTCTCTGGCATCGGCATGATTTGGCCCGAGGTCGGAGAAAACAGATTGTTTGACGGCATCATTTTCTTGGCATCATTGACCGCTTCGTTGCCAAGCGGAACGTACAACGCCATGGTGTCGCCGTCGTGGTCCGCGTTGAACCCGGAAGTGACCAGCGGATGCAGGCCGATTGCCTTGCCTTCCGTGATGCGCGGGGTGAAGGCAAGGATGGAGAACTTATGGAGCGACGGATCGCGCTTTAGAAGAACAGGACGATCAGCAACAACGCGATGTAGAACTTCCACTGCGAAGGGGTGCTTTTCGTCCACCATCTTCTTGGCTTCGTGGGGGAGGTAGTTGTGGCGGGCATGCAGCTCCTTAACTACGAACGGCTTGTACATCTCAAAGGCGATGGGAAGTGGGATCCCGGCCTCGTCTAGACCCAGCTCCGGCGCAGTAATGATCGTAGAGCGGCCCGAAAGGTCTTGGCGGCGATACACAACAGAACTCTGGAAGTATGAGCCCTTTGTTCCTTCCATCAGCTCCATCAGGCCGCGGTAGTGCCGAGCCTTGGACGACTTCTGTTGAATATCCAGCCCACCTACGCGCAGAGACTTCACCGCATCGTACAGGTCTGCAACCTGCCTTTGCTGCGCCGCCTTACCGACGCCTTCTGCCACGTTCTTACGCAGGGACTCGTTTAGAATTCCTACATTCTGGTACAGAAGATTTAGGTCGTCGACGGTCTGAGACCCGTCAGGGTTTACCATCAAAGGACGCATCGTAGGGGGCAGAACCGGTAAGTGCTGCATCGTATACGCGTCAACAGGCTTGATTCCTGTCTTCTTGAGGGCCTGTAAATACCGAATACGGCGGTACGCCCGGTCTAGCGGCGCGCCTTTTAGCTTCCCAATCTGGGAGTTCAGGTCTTTCAGTTCCTTGTCGACGTCAATGTTCTTGAGAGCATCAACAATTACCTCAGTACCCAGTTTCCCACCCTGATGTCCCTCGTGCGAGATGAGCTTCTCATACGCCTTTTCATCAATCCCAGTAAGGGACTGGATGGCGCGCTCAAATACGGGGTTGGGTAGGCGGTGGTTGAGGTCGAGGTGCGTCCAGAAATTACCCTGTAGGCCGCCGGTTAGTTTTTTATCAAACAGACCGCCCTTGTCCTCAATAGTACGGGCCGTGACCTGCTTCAGGTCTCCCTTAATTGTGGTCAGCTTGGACGGGGCCGCGAGCTTGCCGGTGCTGAACTTAAGGGTCTGCGCATCTGTAAGCGGCTGAAGAACGTACTTGTCGCCCTTCTTCTCCATATGCATGCCCATCGCACGCATGTAGTTGATGAACTTCCCCATGCTCTTATTTGGCTTGGGGTCAGGCAGCGGACGGTTTTGCTGAAGAGCTACCCAGACATCCGACTGCGACTGGTCGGACTTCCAAGTCTGCGCTTCACGGAGAATGTTTGTCGCCCCGTGCGCCAGAAGAGCGTAAGTCGTAAGCTGGTCAAGTGTCTGACCGCCGCCGGGAATACCAGACCCACCAGGAGGCTCACCATTAGAGTCATACGCCCCTCCGTGCGAACGGGCTGTCATCTTCTTATCGACTTGATGGTGAAGCTTTAAAAGGTACTGGTCGCCCGTCAAGATCTGGCCGAGGCTTCTCTTTGTCTTGGGGTCAAATAGTTCTTCGGTGTCAGAGAGCTTGTGCTGCTTAAGCTCGTCCATGACCTTTTGCGTATAGTCGACACCCGGCTGGAAATTGTCCACGACATACGGCTTTCCAGTCTTGCGCGCAATTTTTGATGCGGCAGTCTCCAAAAGCTGGCCGATATTCATACGACTTGGGACGCCGGCTGGTCCGAGAATTACATCTACGGGCTTACCGTCCTTATCGTGCGGCATTTCGTGGTCGGGAAGGATCGTACCGATGATCCCTTTGTTTCCGTAGCGCCCTGTGAGCTTGTCGCCGACGGTAGAGGGCTCCTCTGTACGGACGAAAACCTTTACCGACTTACCAGCACGGACAACTTTGGCGACGACTCCGGGGTAATCATGTTCCCAGAATACTGAGCCACGGGTGTCGTAGGGTGTAGCGAGTGATCGTGCGATAGTCCTCGCCTCATCGCGCGGATCAACGCGAGCAGGCGCAACAACTGCAATAAGGACATCTCCATGCTCTACTCGCTGGCCCTGCTTGATTACTCCATCGTCTCCCAGCTTATTGACGCGCTGCGCCGTAGCCTTGTCGGGAGAGGAGTACGAAATCCATCGCTTCTTGTCCGTCTGCATCCCAGAGAAAAGCTCTACGCTCATTTCGTGAAGGTGGGTAGAGGTCAACTTCTTCGCTGCGGACTCCGACACAACGATTGAATCTTCAAACGTGCGCCCGTGGTACGTCATGTACCCAACACGCATGTTGGTGCCAAGAGCTAAACTGCCGTCCCGTGTGTAATTAGAGTCGGCGACAACCTGCCCCTGCTTCACCTTGTCTCCGGCTTTTACAAGCGGGTCAGAGTGGAGCATGGTCTTTCCGCCGTTTAGCGGGAAATGGTCGTACAGCGCAACCTTGCGTACCTTGCCATCGTCGGCCTTTATATGAATATGCGACTCGTCTACCTTTGTAACCGTTCCAGCTACCGGGGCCGCGTGTGAGCCAAATGTCCCAACTAACTGGTCAAACGTGTAGTTTGAGTCCGTTTTAGTCTGGACTAGGGGAGCTTCTCGGTCCTTGAGCGAGATCGCCTGCTCCATTTGCTTTGCCGCAAACATGGCACGGTTGCCCGAGTTTGTAGAAAGAAACGGAACTAAATTTGCGGCAAATGAAAAGAGCCCCTTTGACGAAGGGAGAACGTACTGCACCTCTGACCAGGGCTTTTGGGCTGTGCGCCGATCCGAGTCAAAGACGGTAACCATGTTGCTATTCGGGACAGGCTTTCCATTCTTCCAAGACACCTGATCTGGGTACGCAACTACAGCCTGCTCTAGGGTTCCTGGGGTTGCGTCAACAAAAGACCCCTTCTTTACGTCCCACACACGAGTAACAAGCACCTTTCCTTTCTTACGCGCCCCAATTGGAAGGTGGAGAGAGATACCCGTGGCGTCGCTTTCGGGCGTCTGCACTGGGTCAAGGAAGCCCAAGTGAGATGCGTTGATAAGCTTGTCCTCGGTCTTAATTGTCTCTCCGCCCTTAATACCGCCAAAGTCGGCACCTAAAATTGTGGTGCGCAAGTGCCCTGAAAGGAACTGTAGTGGGTTCGTCTGCTCCGGAAGTTGCCCGGCGCGAAACGTGTTTCCGATTGTACCTGTGTAGAGGTCTCGGGCCGGAATCTCAGAAAGCTTAGATGCCCGGTCAATTACCGCGGTGATCTTACGAGTAGCGTCTCGCTGGTTCCGAGTAATGAACCGCTCTACGAAATCCGCAGTGCTAGTAATGTCTTTGGCCGCAAGCGTCTGACGGTCGTCCGGCTCTGCGTGTGCGCGAGAGATGTCTAGGATTCTTTTTGACGACGCAAGCAGCGCGGGGGCAGTAACGTGCCCGAATTCCAGACCAAGCGTGTTGTGCTGGTCCCCGTCTGGGCGCGTTGTCTTCATATCGCTAAACAACTTTGCGACGTACGCAGACGCATCCGCAACCGACATAGACGCCGCTTTCTTTTTTTCCTCCGCCGTCTTTGCAAACGTCTTTGGAATCTTAAGTAGGTCTTCGGGCTTTGCGCGCGCCTTGTTTACCTCGAACACCGTCTTGCCAAACGCCTTTTCAATATCGGCGTCTGACATATTTAGAGACTTGAGTACGGAGTAAACCGGAACGGTAGACGTACCAATTGCCATCGTGACGCGCCCAGTAGAGCGGTCGATATTTAGGTCGAACCCTTTTTTGCCCTGAAACGCCCAACGTGCCTCAATCTCTCCGTTGTCCGCGACGCGGTGGTAAACGCCAGGCTTGAGAAGAAAGACGCTGTCGTGTTGCCGCTCGTGACCGTCCACAATGTAGCTATAGCGGCGCGTAATCTTTGGAATGCGTGCAACCGTTACGGTGTCTTCGTCTAGCTTCTTGCCCGACGCAATATCAACAAGACGCAACGTGGCGCGCACAGGAACAGCCCAAGTGCCTCCTTCTACGCGCTTCTGGTACTGCGACTGAATGTCATCAAGATGCAGGTTGTCCTGCACCTCAATCCCTACCAGCTCAAGGCGCTTCTTTGTTCCCGCCATGGGGAACTGGCTGCTAATCGCAGCAACAGCGCGAGTTTTGATCTCGTTAAACGCGGCTTCTGGGTTCAGGTCGGGCATAGCGAAATCATAACCTATTGAGGGTCATAAGATAACTGCACTCGACACGAAGTCGTAGATGCAGACAAAGGACAACCATGGAAGACCAAGACGAGCGCACTGAGCAGGTTGAAAATGACGACTCCTCCTACGAGGATAGCAGTAGCAGTTTTGCAGACCAGTGCGACGACGCGGTGTTCGGATGGGGAGAGGACGAATAAATGCTAAGTCTTTTCTTTTTCTCGTTTCTTGTGGGGTTCTTCCAATTCTACGTTGACACAATTCCGCAATTGATGGACTCGCGCGCGTGGTAAGAAGAAGCCCGCTTGCCCGCCTAATGAAAGAGGGGACAGGCGGGCTTCGCCCCGCAGCAGAAATTCCCGACTCGGAAGCGGGAGCGACTGAGGCGACGAAGCTTGCATTTTGTCCCTCTTTATTTGAAGCAACAGACCGAGGTCTCTGCGGGTTTGTTGCATGCGGAGAGTGCCAGTATGCCCCGGAAGGGCGAGGGTGGCTCTGCGCAACTTGCTCGTGTGAAGAATCCGTTTTGCCTTACTACACCGAAGGAGCATGCACAAAATGCCAGGGATGGAGCATAGTGCTGAGCCTGTGGAAGAAGTAGATTACCGGTGCGATTGGTGTGCCACCGCAATCTACACGGGCGATGAGGCCTATAACATTGCCGCTTTTAGTATGGGTATCGGGCACCGAACGGGTAACCTATGCCTAGAAGAAGACTACTTTGCGGACGGGGGACACGAGGTGCTCGTCCACAAGTGGTGCTTCCGCGCCGCAGTTAGTTCTAGTCTGCTTGATCACGCATCTAAGCTAAACAACAGCTGCGCTTGGTGCGACTCGTTGTTTCGCCACAACAACCGAGTAGTTGTTGTGTCGCCGCATCAAGTTCGTATTAGCAAACGGCACGGCGGCGTGTTTCTTGCCCCATTTCAGTTTCCCCACGGAGATATTGAACGCGTGTTTCACGAAGACTGTTTCGTGCCGCACGCGGAGGGCTTTGCGCACCGCCTTTGGTCTGCCGCCTAACCAACCTGACGACCCAGTGCCCGCTGAGAACCGCCAGCGGGCACTGGGGCCTTCAGGGCATTCATCGGGTTTACTTGCGACCCCGACTCTTCATTCATTAGCTGGATGACTAGCTGATACAGCGCAGGGTTCTCGGTGCGCATCTTCATTAGCTCTTGCTGCTTTTGCGCCTCGCCCTGCTCATCGCCAACAGTGTCAAGGTAGGCCTTAGCACGACGGGCAACGTAACGAAGATCTACGCCGCCTTGTCCAACTGTAAGCGGGGATGACATACCTGCCATAGGTACCGGCAAGTTTCCGCCCGGAGACCCCGCGTTTTCGTCGTATGCGGTCGCACCCTGCGGCATTCCTGGGGTTTGCTGGGCCTGTTCCGGCGGCTGCTCTTGTTCTTGCGGTGCAGCCTGTTCTTGGGCAGGCGCTTGCTGCTCTTGCCCCTGTACGGCCGCATTCTGCTGCGCCGCTTCCGGTGTCTGTGCATTTGGTGCACGCTGCGCGGGAGTAAGAGGAGACTGCGGTTGTCCGCCTTGAGCCGCCGCCTGCTCCGCAGCTTGCTGCTGCTGCACTGCCGCCATTTGCTGCTGCTGCTCCATCTGAGCTTGCCCCTGAAGGGCCTGGGCCTTGATTGAGTAGCGCGAGGAGCGTAGCTGCGCCTCTCCTTGAATATCTGCGGTAGCCGTCTGCATACGCCGTTGCACGTCGAGCTGAATCTTCATCTCCTCGTGCATGCGCTTGACCTCTAGCGCCGTGTCCTCGCCCAGCTCCTCGTGCAGACGCTTGTCGGAAATCTTGAGCGCCTGATTTAGCTGTAGGTAGAACATAGACCGCTGTAGGTCGTCCGCCATCTTGAAGCGGTCAAAGCGAGAGCTGACCTTGGGCCACCGCATAAAGGCAGCAATACCGCCAAAGATGAAGTCATTCACCATGCGGTGCCGCGCACGATTGTACCCCATGAACATGTTCTCTAGGGCGCGCAAAGATGTATTACTTCCGCTCCACGAAAGGCCACCAAATACGAACTCGATAGGAATACCGGCACCCACCAGCATTTGCTCCGCGACTAGACGGAACTCCTGGTGCAGCATTAGCGCACGGGCGTCTCCGCCAAACTGCTGCAACCCGATGTTTACCGGCAGGATGGGGATGTAGTTGTTGTCACGCTTCCAGATAGAGAGTTCGGTCTCAATCTTGGACTTCCAGTTTGTAAGATTGTACGAACCGTAAGGTTGATCATTACCGCCGGTTGACGGACCAGGGAAGATCATGCGAAGGGGCACAATGTGCTCCATCGCAATACTCTCTTGTGCTTTCTTTAGCGTCTGAAGGTAGAAGGCGTCCTTGAGGAGCGGGTAGATAAGGGGGGATCCCCAGCCCTGATCCTTCTGCGCCAGCGTAGGACGCTTGAGGTGGAAGAAGTTATCTGGACTAAAGCGGAGAGACTTACCCTTACGCGCGGCCTCAAGAAACTCTAGGGGCAGGCGTTCGACCGTCTCCGGATCGCCCATCGTAATATCGTTAAGAACTGCGCGAGACAATTTGTAATAGTAGCGCGTAAGGCCTGTAACTTCGTTGTGCTTTATCTGGATGTTTTCTGGGTTCCAGCGCACTAAACGAATGTCACGTACAGAACGAATGTATACATCTCGCTCTTCTGCATAGTCTGCCTTGCGGCAGCTTGGGCAGCTAAGATGAAAACGGTTGTTCTTCCATCGATATAGCGAGCGATTTGCGTCCGCACGGTAGCGTTCCTTGCAGTGCCGACACGCAAGGTACTTCACAAATGGGTAGTAAACCGAGACAAACGCGTTTCCGTACGCGAAGTAGTCTAGCCCGGCTTCTACTTGGAACTGCCGGAGATTAAGCTGCTCCTCTAGATCCTGATACAGCCTCCGCTTACCGGGGTCGTCTGTGTCAAAGATAATAGGAGTAACGGGGTACTCCGCCATCTTTGTACATGCGACGTTGATAATTGGGTTTGACAGGAAGTAGTAACGACACCAATTTAAAAGCTGGTGTACGTTGTCGGGTAAGAACTGCTGCGCAACATCAAAGAATGGCGACGGGTAGCGAACACCAAAGCTACGCTGCCCGCTACTTTGAAGATTTCGGGTGTTAAACCGGTCCCCAGAATCTACCGATGCACTAAAGAAGTTCATCCGGACACCTGTGCTGGCTGCTCGGTTGGCTTAAAGCCACGAGCTGCGTCTATCTTACGCCCAAGGAACCTTCCGCCCTCAGAACCAGCAGTATTGAGGATCATTGAGCCGAGTACTCCACCTGCCATGGCTGGCAGCCCGCCCTTTGCCGCTGCACGAATTGCTCTGGGTGCGCTAGCACCTAAACTGCCCGCAACACCTCCGGCGGCACCTAGTACCCGCTCTGCTCCCCCACGCTCACGCCCAGTGACCGGGTCTTTTTTCTGTAAATCAGAATAAGCTCCCAGGCCAGTTCCTCCGACAAGCAACGTACGTTGGCCTGGGAGGTGGCGTGCAACGGTATTTACGCCTTTACGCCACATGCTTGGTCCTTCGTACTTACCGAAGTTCCCAAGCCAGCCTCCGCGGCGTGCGGCTGCCCGCAGCCCCTTACCGTGGGTAATGTCGTCTACGTATTTACCGCCACCTTTAAGGTTTTTATTTGCGTCTTTTAGTTCGTCAGCAAGAAACTCTCGGTTCAAAGGGTGCTCATTAGACGAACCACTCCATAATCCCTTCCACGAGTTTTTTGCGGTACTTGGGCGAACCAGGTTTGCCGTTTCCTTAAATGGCGCCGTAAACGCCGGGACAAATCCGCCTTCGGATGTATTTGCTATTTTCTCTAGTTCGGCAGAAAAAGCCTGAAGCACGGCGGTATTCATCACAGCCCCCGCATACCAAGATCTCGCTGGACGCGTCGGTGGTTTGTATAATCAATAGCCTCAAGCAGTTTTGCTGCGCATACATCGTCTTGGCTGCCAGAAAAAACCTTTGGGTCTTTCTGAAGAGCGGCTAGTCGGACCTTTACGCCATCTTGAGGATTTTTAAAGAAAACTTGCGTATTCCTACCGCGCCCTCGCGACATAGCCTGTGGGCTAGGCTTGAAGTCTCGCAAGGAATCAGTATCGAACCTTTCGGTGCACACATCACAAAGGGTGTCACCAAAAAGCATTTCCCCTTCGTGCCCACAATCACGGCACTTGTACCGCTTCATTCCTGCGTAGTCGTTTGCAAAATCTAAAGGAGCTGGCAGATACCAAACAGCCTGGTTTAATGCTTGCGCCGCAACATACCGAGCAACGGTATCCGAGAACGAGGGTCGCTGTACTAGCTTGGCAATATGGTCGCGAATGTAGATTGCGTCATCCACAGCCGCCATCATTTCTCCAACAGAGTGCTCCTGCATATTTTCCGCAGTTGCAACCCCAAGGACGAGGGCTTGAGTCAAGAAGTGAAACGGCTCCCAGTCCTCAAAGAAAGAGTCTGAGGTAGCAATAACCCCGGTAGCTAGAAGCCGATTTAGGTTCTTTTTGGCAACAACTACGCCGGAGTGGTCCACCTCAAGAGTTCTCTTAAGAACCTCAGGTGCCCACTTCATCCACTCGTGTCCGTACTTCTTTGTGCAGTAGAAGAACAGGACAACAGGCGGGGTTTGCTCGTCCGTTAAAAGTCTCACGAACGGAAGCCCCCGTCATTACGCAGCTGAGACTGCGACGCCATGTTTGCAATGATAATCTGCGCCTCTGGCGCAAGCTCTCGGAACTTGCCTAGCGGGTCCTTGCGAAACTCCGTAACAAAATCCGAGTCAAATAACTTTTCCATTTGATCACGTGTTGGGCCCGTTGCAAGGCGACGGAGCTGATCTTCGTTTACGTAGTGACCGCCGTGCGTCCAAGACCAAGACGCTTCCTTTACGCGGTCAAAAACGCAAAGATGCGGGTCAGGAAGATTTGCACCGTAACGGTGGGTCAGGCCCGCATCTGCGTCAAGACGGTGAATCAGCAGCGCCAACTCATCGGGATCAATTGCCGACGCAACTTTTGCAAGGCGTCCGTATGCCTCTTGTAGCTCAGGATTAGCCGTGAACTCCTGACGCTGCTTCATGTACGTCGTAAAGTGTTGGCTAAGTCCCTCGCCACCGTAACGAAAGATCTCTTCCGGAATTGAGGCTCCCTGAGCCTCCGCCAACTTCGTAGCCGCAACGGAAAGATCGTGACGATCATACGAATCTAGATCATGCCAGCGGTGCTTTAGATCGGCGATGAGGTCGAAGGCGTTCACGGTGAGGTCTCCTTGCGCTGCTTATCATACTATCCCAGTTCAAAGAACCGTACGAAGTATAACCACAACGCGGGCATAAGTAGCTGCTACGACGGAGGTAGCTATTGGCATCAGACGGGCTGTACGGCCGGAACTTTGGCTCAGCAGGTACGATTCAAAAACCAGCATGTTACGCAGATGTTTCTAAATACGATGACGGAGACGCAGAGTGCCGGGCGTGTAATTTCCGGGGAACTTGTCGGTATCAGGTGGAGCAAAAGATCTCAAGGTCTCAAACAGCCTACACCAGTACCGCAAGCCCGGTAATCCGTCCGACGGGCCACGCGACTACAAACACCGCAGGATCTGTAATTCCTGCGCCAGTTGCAGACCATCAGAGACTTGCCGTTCAAGAAGACGACACATTCATGGGAGCCCTTGCCCATAACAGCTTTCTAAGCGCGCTTGAGGCAGTAATGCACGAGGCTGTTTACAGCGTGCGTTCTATTCCCAGAAGAAAGTACCCGAACCCTTTCAAGTGAGATGAACATGAAGGTGCCCCGACTCGACCCTGAAAAGGCCTACATCGGGGCGTCATTGTTTCTTCCTCTATCCAAAGTAGCAGAGGGCCCCGTTCGCGGGGCCCTCACGTTTGGCCTAGACCGAAACAATGAGCCCAGGGTTTTAGTCAAAAATCACCCGCACCATATTGAAGTGCCTCGGGCTTTTCTTACCACTCAGCAGTTAAAAGAGGAATTAGAGATTGAGGTCGTAGACCTTCGCCCAAAGAATTTCCCACGGTCTAGTCTACGACCTAAACCTGGCTTTTCTCTGCGGGATCGACAACTAGATCCTTGGGCAGCCTACAAGGACGCCAAGGGCGGGGTTCTTCATTTACCCTGCGGAGCCGGCAAGACCATCATGGGTCTTTATAAGGCGGCGCATGAAGGCCTCTCTACTTTGATTGTCTCGCCGCAGGCGGCGCATCTAGACAACTGGATGTCAGAGCTGAAAGATCATTTTCTTCTCGACTCAACGCCTGGTCGTATCGGTGACGGGAAGATGGAGTACGACAGGGAAATTGTTCTCTGCACCGTTCAGACGCTTGCGATGCGAGCAGAGGATGGGCAGCTTCCCATAGATTTTGCCTCTCGATTTGGGACCATCATCTTTGACGAGACGCACCACATGAGCGCGGAGTTCTTTGCGCGCAGCATCGATATCTGCCTCGGTAACCGCTACGGCCTCACTGCTACGCCCAAAAGAACAGATCGCAACGAGGGCGTATTCCTCTCGCACATCGGTCCTATTCTCTACAGCGACGACACGCAGGAGATGATCCCAGAGATAGAGGTCATTGAGCTAGAGACGGAACTTACGTCTGCGGATGAGCGCACCGTTAGCGACCGAAGCGGGCAAAGAAACCTTGCAATGCTGAAGACTTGGCTTGCTCAGAATACCGAGCGGAACGACGCCATAAGGCGTCGCCTGCAAAAAGCCGTAGCTGAGGGTCGTACCATCTATGCCCTGAGCCACAGCGTCGAGCATGTGAAGGCGTTGTCCGCCATGTTTCCGGGCAGCGGCTTGATCACCGGGGAAACGCCCAGCGCAGAGAGGCTCAAGGAGCTGAACAAAAGCAAGATTGTCTTTGCGACGTTCGGAGTGGCAACCGAGAACTACAATCGCAAAGACTTAGACTGCCTGTTTATGCTCACGCCTCTGGCGGCAGATGGTTACGCAGAGGCCCCTCAACTGCGCCAAGCAATTGGCCGTGTTCAGCGTGCCGCAGACGGAAAGAAAACCCCCGAGGTCATCATCTTCCTTGATCGGAACATTGATGAATGTCGGGGCCTTACCTACAGCGTTTTGAACTACTTGAAATCTAAGAACTACCCGTTCAGGAACTCGACATGGAACCAAAAGCGTCGCAATCCGATGGTGCGTACCTGAAGAACCTTACGGTCTTCATGTACAACAACCGATGTTTCTTGGGGCTGTGGTGCGATGCCCACAGCACGGAAGACGTGATGAAGCGCGGCATCAACGTCCTTGACGCCATTGAGTTACGAATTCAAATGGCCGGTGACCCTCGCCAGCCGGTCATGCAAGTTGCGCCAAGTCCCGTAGTTCCGGCAAACAAGCCGATCACAATGTGGCTTCCGCCCTGCGCGCATTTTGCTGTTGAAGACCACAAGGACTTTATCGACATCTACCGCGCCATGACCGGACGTTCGGGGCTGGTGCTTCCTGCTCCTGGGATCTCGTTCAAATGAGCGTTCGAGGACTTGAGGCGCTGGAGAACTTGTTTGAGGATTACGCAGACTGCACTCGCTGCGGTCTTTGCGAAAAGAGGACGCAGGTCGTCTTTGGGAGTGGGTCGGTCAGCGCAAACATCCTTGTCGTCGGGGAAGCCCCCATCGAAGAAGACGAAGCGCACGGCGTGCCTTTTATGGGCAAATCAGGGCGCCTATTCATGGACATGCTTGCGATGATCTGGCCGGACACGGAAGAAATGGCCCGTTTACGCAATTATGATTCTGAGGATAATCAGGGATATTTCATCGACCTGCGCGAGTACCTTGACCGGCACATCTTCTGGACGAGTATTGTGTCCTGTCGTCCCCCAGAAGGGCGTCAGCCGTCAAACGCGGAGATCACCGCTTGCTACGACCGGCTGCGCGGAATCATCTACGCAGTAGACCCGATGATCATCATTGCGCTGGGGAAAACGGCGGCCTCTACGGTGGTCGGAAAAACGGTTCAAGTTACGGACAAAAGAGGTACGATCTTCGACGTAACCGTCGATAGCCCCGTGACAGGGCAACCCGTTCGGTACGCGATGGCGGCCCTGCTGCATCCGAGTTTCTTGCTGAGAAAGGGAGATCAGTCCCTTGTTGCTGAGAAGAAAGGAGAGACCTACAAAACTCTTCAAGATTTGAAGTACATCTTGTCGCTATTAGACGCGGAATACAAAGACGCCTACGGACAGGCATTTCCATACCGCAACGAGGAAGCACCATGAACGACGAACTCTCAAACACTATTGCGATGCTGGTTGATTTTGTTGAGGAGCGAAACCTCATCCTCAGCGAGATCCGCGAGGCTCACTCTGAAGACTTTGAGCGCATCGACTACTTGAACGAAGAAATTGCCCGAGTCCGAAAGCTGACGGAAGACCTACTCCGGCAGGGCAAGAAGACGGTTGAAGCTGGTGGGTACACCTTCCAGGTCAAGCCTTACAAGAAGACCGTCATCGACCGCGCCAATCTCATCGAGAAGGCACGGGAGCGCGGGGAGCTGTCGCGCCTTGTTGAAGACTTCGGGATGGTCTACTACGACGTAAATCCTGACCAGCTTGCGCGTCTGCCGGACGACATGAAGGCTGTTTACGCAGACTTTATCCGAGTTGAGGAAGACACCCCGAGGGTCTACATGCCCTCGGGCCTGAAGCAGTGATTGTAGGACGGCTCCGCCACGATGTACGCGTGGCGGGGCTTCCCGATCTCGTCTCAGAACAAAACCTCAAAGCGGAGGATCTACACGTGCCAAAAGACATGTTGAAGAGTCTTGATGATGCAGGTGCGGCACGCGTGACCATCTCTATGGAGATGAAGGACAACGACTACGGTCGTGGTTTTGGCGCGTTTGCTTCCGTGTCCCTGGCTTGCCGCCAAGACCAGTTCACAGTCCAGCAGGCGTACGCAGAGGCGTCTGACTTAGCTGCGGCTTTTGTACATGAAGCCTTTCTACTTGCTGAAGAGCGCTACCGAGACCTGAGGTCAAAGTGAAACGCTCGCTCTCGGAAAACGGGCCTGCAACCTTGGTTGTTAATGAAATTTCGGTGACTCGACTTCCTACTGGTCTCGTTTCGGTTCAGGCGAGATACACTGTGGACCTCCGCACCGAGGAGTTCTCCGGCTCTGTCGGTGTAGGGTCTACAACCATCTCCGATGACGATCTCATCCAGATGGTTGATGAGGCGATGACGGCAATCCAGAACCGGATCAACTCTGCAGTTGGTCTGGCTGCGCCGGATATTGCCGCTACTGTGGAAACCCCGGAACAAGATTGGGAGCTTTGAGTGAACGTCGAACTCGAACTGATCTCAAATATTGTTGACCGTGGCGACTTCAGCGTTGTGCGTAAGAAGGGGATCACCCCCGATACGTTCAACACGGAAGAAGCGCGCACGGTCTTTCGCTGGCTTTGGGACGAGTTTCACTCGCCCGCACACCCCGGAGAAGTCCCTGACAAGGACCGGCTTCGGCGTAAATTCCCGAACTTTGACTACCGCCCAACGCGGAACAGCATTGAAGCGATCACGCTCGACGTGCTCTCCAACAAGATGCGGAATGAGCTTCAGCTCATCACGCTTGAGGTTGAGGAGCTGCTTGCGGCGGGAGAAGATCCCTTCCTTGTGTTGACGGCGTTCCTCCCTAGGATGCGCGACCTCAACAGTTCGTCCGCTGACACGGATGGTCTGTTGATGGCAAGTTCTGCGGCTCTGCTTCGACAGGAGTACGAGACAAAGAACCTTGCCGGCGGTATCACGGGCATCCCGTATCCTTGGGATCCCCTGAACGTTGCGACTTGCGGGATGCAGCCGGAAGAACTGCTGGTTCTTTACGGACGCCCAAAGAACATGAAGTCTTGGCTTGCCCTCGCCATGGCAGTCCATGCCTACGAGAGCAACCGTCGAGTGCTCGTCTACTCCAAGGAAATGTCTAAGGAGCAGACCCTTCGTCGTGCTGCGTCGATTCTGTGCAAGATTGACTACGAGCTTCTTCGCACGGGAAACCTGCATCCGCAGAAGGCCCAGGAGTTCTTTGAGTTCCTTGAAGATCTCGTAAACCTTGAGAACATGGCGCAGAACGGTCAGCGCAAGCGTTCGCTTATGTTTGTCGGCGACGCCGACAAGAAGGGCGGTACGGTTGACTCGTTGGCTGCCAAGGCAGAGCGTTTTGGTGCAGACCTTGTCGTGGCGGACGCGTTCTACCTGATGCGTGACGGTAGAACAAATACGCGAACTGCTGACTGGAAGAATATTGCACACATCAGCCAAGACCTAAAGCTCATGGCCCGTGCGCTGAAAATTCCAGTTCTCGGTACAACACAGGCAAACCGTAACGCAAATGCGTCTCACGGCGATGACCTTTCTGAGCTTGCCGGTTCTGACGCAATTGGTCAGGATGCCGACCTTGTCATGCGGTGTTTTCGCGGTCGCGGTCCGACGGGACGCTCTGCGGTAATGTTGACGTTCCCAGGTATTCGTGAGGCACAGCTGAATCCGTTTTTGGTAAATGCTGTGCCGGGTACGGATTTCTCGTTGCTCCAAAATAGCGTCGATGTCGCTGCGTTCCTCAAGGACAAGCGAGCCATGGACCAGGAAGACGAGAATAAGAACCCCAACGGTGCCGCTCCGGGTGGTCGCCCTGCGCAGGGTCAAAAGCGTCCACCTAGGACGCCAATGTTCCGCGTATGAGCAACGGCCCGGTTGTCGATGAGATCGCCAAGTACGTCACCGGGCTAAAGAAAGGCGCAGGCAATAACTGGATGGGTTTCTGCCCCATTCACGGAGAGCAAGCGGGAAAGAGTAAGCCCTCCTTCAGCCTCAACGCAGCAACAGGCATGTGGTACTGCTTTGCTGGGTGTGGCGGAGGAGGGCTTCCTACTTTTCTGAAGCTTCTCGACGTTCCCCGTCCGCGCGTCGATACGCTGATGGAGAAGTTGCGGCCTCACCTTACAACGGTGGAAAAGAGGGCCGACCTGACACAGGCAAAGAACCTGTTTCAGACCCCGTACCCCCTGCCCGAGAAACTGCTTGGTATTTACGAAGAGTGTCCCGTCTCCCTGATCGAGGCCGGCTTCACAGAAGAAACTCTGTGGACACACGATGTGGGATTTGATGAAGAGCAGCAACGGATCACGTTCCCCATCAGGGACCTGAACGGAACCCTTGCCGGTATCTCTGGTCGTGACGTCACCGGGCGTGCGGCGGAGAAGTACAAAGTTTATCAGCGAGAGCTGCAAGAGATCGGGTTTAAGAACTATAAACTAGAGAAGGGCAATTACCTGTACCGCTGGGAGCGGGTCTACCAAAACGTGTACGCAAATCCTGACCGCCCGCCTGTCTACATCACAGAGGGATTCAAGGCGTGCCTGTGGATGGTGCAGAACGGCTTCCCAAATACTGTGGCCCTCATGGGCTCCAGCATGACCGACGTACAGAAGATGTTCATTGAGAGGTTGGGAGGACCTGTGGTCCTGTGCCTAGACAACAATTCTGCGGGTATTAAAGGTACCGCCAGAATAGGTTATAGGCTATCTGGAGCCCGCATCTTAGTGATGCGGTATCCGCCTGACGTTCAGCAGCCCGATGGGCTATCTGCCGAAGCTTTACAGGACGCTGTTCAAAGGGCTTTGTCCCTAACTACATGGAGCAAACAACATCATGAATCGAACGTCATTCCGCGCTTCCGTTATGGGCGAGCGCAAAGAGAAGAACGGGAAGGGTTGGCGCGGGTCTTTCCGAGACCGCCTCGATATCCCCAAGGATGAGGCTACGCCCATCCTGGTCCTTCGCGGCACTTATCAGGATCCCCGTGGCAAGCAGCAGGGGGAGTTGGCGTACCACCCGCACACGGTTCACTCGCTGAAGTTGGCGGCGTCGGGTCCCGGTTCGTTCCGTGAGATCCCCTGCGCGGGCAAGGACTGCGTTGGTTGCTACGCAAAGGACGGCGGAGATCCCCGCGTCACGACGCGTGAGAAGTTTGCGCTGAACGTGTTGCACCTCTCGCTGTACCGCAAGGAGCCCATCAAGGACAAGGATGGGAAGGTGCTGACCTACAGCGAAGACGGCAAGGACCACCGTCGCGGAGACGCGGTGATGGGTTGGAACGAGGTGACGGGCCGTAAGGACCGCAAGGACATTACTGCTGCCGCCGAGCGTGGCGATGTTCCTGAGGACGTTGCGCTGTACCGCCGTAAGTACCTCGACCTGGGCCGCAACCACCTTGAAGCCCTCATGGCGATTGACGAGCTTGCGGCAAAGAACTGCTTCTGCGGCGGTTCCCTTGCTCCGACGGCGTTCCACTGCGAGAGCTGCGACGAGCTTCTGTGCGATGTGGAGAACTCCAACATGACCTCTAAGCAGGTCAACGAGTACTCCAGCAGCCGGCAGCGTTGCGGTTCCTGTGGGCATCTCGGCTTCACAAAGATCATCACGATCTGTGATAGCTGCGATGAGCCGTCTCCGATGAGCGTGTTTGATGTAGTTGCCTATGTCCGTAAGCACGGCGAAGCCACCGCGTCGACCATCATGGTTGAGAAGATCCAGCCCCTTACCGAGTTCACCCTCGCCAATGGCGCGGCACTCGTGAAGGACTGGAACGTTGATGCTTCTGGCGTTGTCCCAGTCTGGGCTGACGACGTGGCCCCGTCCATGACGCAGTTCGATTTCGAGCAGGTGTTCGGCGCGCAGGATGCTGCGTACGTCTCCTCTTTGCTCGGAATTCAGAACCCATTTGGTGGACCTGCTCCGCAGCAGACGCGCCCCTACGGTGGCGGTGGTGGACAGCAGGGCGGGCCGGCTGGCGCTCGCCGTTTTGGCCGCTAATTAGCGCGAACGCACAATTGTGCTGACAGCCGGGAAAGACCGGCATTTTTTATCTCGGAGGGTAAGCGTGCCTAATCACGGCTATCAGTTCGTTAAGACGCCGGACCCTATCTACGTCTCCACAGTGGAGGACGCAGAATACTGGGCTGCCCGTTACTTGGCAGTCGATTCGGTCGCATTTGACACAGAGACAACGGGACTCAGCAAGACTGACGCCCGGATTAAGTTCTTTTCGTTTTCAGACGGCGCAAGCCGAATTGCTGCGCCAGTACGGCTGCTAGATGTGTTTGCTCCGGTCCTTACCAACCCAAATATCGAAAAGAAAATGGCTAACGCCAAGTTCGATATTCACATGTGCGCCAATCACGGAATCCTCATCCAAGGGAACGTGATTGATACGGTTCATATGAGCTGGCATTACGATGAGAATCGCCAGGGCCAGCACGGGTTGAAGGAGTGTTCTCGCGAGTTTCTTGGGCTGCGAATGGCCCCGTTTACCGAAGTATTCGGGAAGATTGGCAGGAAGAATGACGAGGTTGCGGCTGTCTGTGCGTTCCACGATGTGATCGAAGCACAGGACACGGAGGAGGCGTCAGAAATCCTTGTGTCGCTAAAGCGGGCCGAGGGCGATGAGGATGTACTAAACAGCCTCAAGAAACTCTCGCTTGCAAAGCAATCTGGAGAGCCGCTGCCTCTTAAGAAGTTGTTGGCAATGCTTCGTCTGCACGAGCTGGTCGAACGTAGCACTGTCCGTAAATACGCTTCTACGGTTGAGGTCTACCGATTCTTGGGCGTTGAGTTGGCTCCGGCGGACTACGCTCGTGCCGAGATAGACCTAGAGACATACGAGCGCAGTATTGCAGCAGAGGTCGAAGCACTCCTGCGTCTCAAGCTGATGCAGCAAGTACGCGTCGATAGCGACCCGCTCGACATGCTCACTCTGATGGTTGCTGACTACGCGTCTCTTGACGCGTGGGCAACCTATGAGGTCGCTGATGTGCTTACCGAAGAGCTTACGGCAATTGACGAGGGCAACGGCAGCATTCTTATTGATCGCTACCGCCGCGTTGCTGCTCCGTTCCTGCGTGTGTTGTGGAATTGTGAACGTCGTGGGTTCCCCATCGACCTACAGCAAATTCGCACCTACGCAACACAAATGAAGAAGGACATTGAGGCCATTGAGCGGCGCGTTGTGAAACTGACAAAGGATCCCAACGTAAATCTCAACAGCCCTATTCAACTGCGCAAACTGTTCTACACACAGAGCAGCACTGGATGGTTTGATCCGTTTGGAGAGGTGCCTACGCGGTGGACCAGCGGAGGAGAATCGGGGGACAAACTTCCCTCGACAGATTCCGAAACCCTAGAAGGGTGGGCAGAGCGCGGCAACCTACTTGCGCAGGAAATTATCAAGCACCGTGAGCTTACGAAATTGGAAGGCACGTACTTCTCCGGCCTGCCGGAGTGGGTTGATTTCCGAAATCGAATTCACACGGACTTGAAGGCGCACGGAGCGCGTACTGGGCGACTTTCTTCGGGTGACCCGAACTTACAGAACATCCCCGCAAAGGGAGACTGGGGTCGAGTCATCCGTAAGTTGTTCATCGCAGGCAAGTGGGGCGACTGCGACCCGTCATGGTGTATGCCGGAGGTTGCGGACATCCCTGTTCCTGTTTTGCCCGATGACACGCCCATGACGCTAATCGTTGCTGACTACGATCAGCTAGAGGTCAAGATTGCGGCGCACGTCAGCGGAGATCCGACGCTCATCGATACTCTACGTAAGGGTCTCGATGTTCACTCCAAGACCTCCGCAAGCCTTACGGGAATTCCTTACGAGGACTTTATTGCTGCCAAGAAGGCGGACAACCCGACGCCGGAACAAGAGAAGCTGATCGACATTCGTTCTGGAAACAAGAGCGCACTGTTCGGCATTTTCTACGGTATTGGCGCGGTAAAGCTTGGCACGCAGCTTGGTAAGCCCATCAATCGGGTCAAGCAGCGTAATGGGAAGGTCCGAGAGACCTGCCCGGAGGCTCAGGCAATTATTGACGGGGTATTCGCAGTTTACCCCGGCCTGAAGGACGCCATCGACGCCACGCACACCGAGTGCATGGAGAAGCTGTACGTCCAGACAATCACGGGTCGTTTCCGCCGGCTGCCGGATATTATCTCGGACGACCGTATGGTTGCCTCGCAGGCAGAGCGTCAGGCGTTTAACTCGCGCATCCAGGGTTCGGCTGCTGACGTTGCGCAGGCTGCGATGCTCAAATGCGAGCGCGACCCTTACCTTCGTGAGTTTGGGGCGCGGATGCTTCTACAAATTCACGACGAGTTGGTGTTCGAGGTGCCGGATATCCCTGAGTACGTTGCTGCTGCAAAAGAGCGCATCAAGTACCTCATGGAGCATCCGTTTGACTCCGACCTTCTTGTGCCGCTGACTGTTTCCATCCACGCAGCAAAGACGTGGGGAGACGCGAAGTGACGCACGACGACCTAGTACGTCGCATGGTGAAGAAGTCGGGCTACCCAGAACGGGTAGTCCGGCATCTTCTTCAGGCACAGATTGAGGTACTGAAGGACGCGCTAATTGCCCAAGAAAAGATAGTATTTCGCACTCTTTTCCACGTTCATACGCAGGAGCGGGTTATGTCCGTTGCTGCTCCGGGTAAACCTCGCAGAAAGGTGAAAAGGTTAGTACTCTATGTACGACCCTACGCGAGCTTCCGTAAGCTCCTGAACCAGTGGGGTTCCGAGGTAGACGATGGATAAGTATGCAGTAGTTTTAGACGAAGAAGCTACGAAGGTTGCCTCTATGTCGGGCCGTCCGTGCCCGTCGTGCGGCAGCAAGCACGTAGATTACCGCTATCAGACTCCCAATTGTCCAAACTGCGGGACGGCTCCATGGGAGCCGAACAAGTCGAATAAAGACTTTCGTCGGTAGGAGCCGTCCCTCCACTCGGAGGTATCGTGCCCCCTCGCAAGAAGACGGTCGAGCCAGCAGCCCCTGCTGGCGTCGACAACACGGGATTTTCAAACCTCATTAATACGCTCAAGACGAAGTACCCCGGCCGCATTTTCCGGGGTGACGAGTACACGATGCCATGGGCCATGCGAAGGCTGCCCACGGGAATTCTCAAGCTGGATATTGACCTGCGCGGCGGGCTTCCCGCCGGCGGCATGACCATGCTTGTCGCGCCGGAAGGCATCGGCAAGAACTGGCTCTGCAATCAGGTCATTAAGAATCAGCAGATTTTGTTTGGAGAGCGTTGCCGTATTGGTGTCGTCTCTCTTGAGATGCCGTACGACAAGCTCTTTGCGCGGGACTGTGGGGTTCGTATTGCCTTGTCTCCACAAGAGATCCGGTCGATTGAACGTGCCGAGGCTACGTCGCGGCAAGACGATTCTTTCCGTTTCTCTGCTGAAGAGCGCGCTGCGTTCTCTGACCAAATCGGGGAATTCGTGGTGTGCCCGCCTGACACGGCGGAGCGTGCGCTGTCCATCGCTACGGAGATGGTTGCTTCGCGCGAATTCAACGTCGTGATGATCGACTCCTTTGGTTCCATGCTGACCGAGCTTGAGGATCAGAACACGCTTGAGGACAACGTCCGTCCCGGCGGTGCGTCCATCGTGAACAGCCAGTTTGCGAAGCGCATCAATGCGGCGACTGCGCCCGACAAGAACGGTATGCCAAATCTGACGTGCATCCTTGGCATCAACCAGGTGCGCGACAACATGAAGAAGGCCACGCCGTTTTCACCGGACACGATTGAGGCAGGCGGCCACGCACTCAAGCACGCTCGCTGGGTAACCATCCAGTTGCGCCGTCTTGCGTACGTGAACAAGAAGATCGGCGAGTCGCAGGTTCGTATTGGCAAGACGATTGAGTACGAGATCATGAAGCAGAAGGCCGGCGGCCACGAAGGCGGCAAGGGCAACTACGACTTCATCTTCTCGCTCGTTGGGTTTGACCGCGTGAAGGAGTCTATCCGCGTTGCTGCTGACTACGATGTGGTCAGTAAGAATGGCGCGATGTACGAGTTCGGCGACCTCACGGTTCGCGGAATTGACGCGTTCACCGAGAAGGTACGGGAGCTTGGCCCCGAAGTGCTTGCCGAGATTGAACGCCTCACGCTGCATGAGGCGGGCATCAAGTGCAATTACACTGACGAGGACATGGAGTAATGTCGCAGAAGTGCTGCCCTAATTGTGGCTGCACGGATCTGCGACACTGGAGTGGGTCGTCGCTCTCTTGCAGCGGGTGCGGAAGTATTCTCCGTCCCTCGCAGCTTGAGAGCGTCGCCCCTCCTCCTGTTGTACGTCCTACGCGGACCATTTCGGACAGGCAGGAGAAAATAAATGCGAAGCGGTATGACGGCCGCCGCACTATTGCCTCCGGGTCTACTCCCGTAGACAAGGGAGACGTTAAGGGAGAGGGGTTCCGTATGGAGTGCAAAAGTACGGAGGCTCGGTCTTACTCGCTCAAATTAGACGACCTACACAAGCTCGTAGCACAGGCACAGGACGGGGAGCTGCCAGCATTTACTATCGAATTCCGGCCAAAAGACCGTGCCGGGAAATACGAGCAGTATGTTGTTCTTCCGGAAGCCTGGTTCAAAGAGCTATTTCAAACCTACCAACAGGTCATTACGGAGAAAGAGTGATCCATACCATAGACGACCTAGCAAACGTCACCGCACAAGACGTTGCGGCCATTCTTGCAAAGATCGATTTGAAGGGGCTTGTCTACCGCCAGCTCTCCAAGGATGGGCGGCGTAGGGGCATGACCCGTGATGTGTTTGAGGCGGTTGTGGCAAATGCGCGCCCGCACAAGTGCAAGGCTTGCGATGGGCAGGGAGAAATCCAGCCCCACTTCCGCAGTATTGGCACCGTACATCCGTCGTCGGCGCACCGCTGCCGCCTAAAGCTGTACTACGACGTGCTTGCCGAAATGGAGAGCGAAGAGGAGATTTCCCCAGAACTCCAGTTCATCTTCGATATCGGCCACGCCATTCACGCGACAATCCAGAAGTCGCTGCATCGCGCGCTGCCCGGCGGGTTTACGGAAGAGGTCACCGTCGACCTTCCCGAATCGTTTATCGAGAACGGACATGCTGACGGCGTTGTGGAGCAGCCTGACCATACCTACGTCATCGAAATCAAGACGATCAGCGGGGACGGGTACGACAAGCTGTCGAAGCCGAAGGAGGAACACATCCTCCAGGCATCCATCTACTGCCGTGCGTTGAACGTCCCGTTCATGTGTTTCCTCTACGTCAACAAAGCCACCGGAGCCATGAAGCAGTTTCCGATGGTCTACGACGAGCGGGTTTACCAGAACTGGCGTCGCGATAAGATCGAGCCGATTGAGAAGGCACTGGAGACAGGGACTGAGCCTGTGGCGGATGCGGGTAAGTACGAGTGCAGTGGCTGCGGGTACCGCGAAAACTGCACCCAGAGAATTGGCGGAAGCCGCAACCCCTTCACGAGGTAACCATGCCCCCACGTCGACCCGTAGTTGTAGACGAGCCGGAGAAAACCGACCTCTACGACACGCCACTTGATGAGGGCCTAGAGCGGTACGTCCTTGCTTCCGAACGCGCTCTTACGCGCGTTTTAGATACGGGACTTACCCCTCACGATGCCAGGCCAAAAAGAGGAAACCAGTACTTTGACGGACGGTTGCCTCCGAACTGGGCAGCTCTCAACAATCAGCAGATTGGTGAGCTGTTTGAGATGATGACGGCTCATGCCGATTTTCTCGGGGCCAAGTCTACGCTGGCGAAAGCCGAGCGGCAGAACGCAGAAGAGCGTCTTCGTCTTGTGAAGGCCAAGGTTCGTAAATCGAAGCTGGGCACTAACGATGACAAGGAAGACGCCACAATCTGCGACTCTCGCTATGTCGAAGCAAACGCACAGTGGCTTGAGGCGTCAGAGTATTACGAGATCATTAGCGGCATGATGGATGCCGCTACTCGCGATCTACGAATCCTTTCGCGTCACCTTGAGACCAAGAAGATGGAATTTGAGGGAGGCCGCCGTGTCACCGGCATGAACAACGGGAGGAACCCGTTTGCCCGGTCGTAGGCTTGAGATGACCGTACCCTTTCTGCCGCCGAGCGATAACAAAATTCGCGTACATCGGCGGCAGGGAGGGGAGGTCTACTCCAAAGAGGCAGAGAAATTCAGGACGGATTTTCGTGCGCACGTCCACAAGAATTTCTTCTTACCGATTCAACAATTCGTTCGAGGACATACCCCGACGGCGGCGTACCGTCTCGTTCTGGTTTTCTACTTTGAAACCCTCGTTAACGAGGGCTGGCTCAAGGTAGGCAAGGACGGCAAAAGAGGGGCCAAAGGCGTCTATAAGAAGATGGACGCAGGGAACCGGCGTAAGCTCATTGAAGACTGCCTCGCCGATTCCATCGGGCTTGATGACTCCCTCTCCATGGAGTTGACCATCGTAAAAACGATGGATCCTGAACAGCCCCGAGTCGTCCTCTTCTTAGAAGAGGTGAATCCTGCCGACTACGGTATTCCGCCGCAATTCCTCCGCGACTGAACACGTATTTTGTCCAAAAGAAGAACAATGGAAGTCCCGCGTATTTTGCCTAGGGCTGCCACACCGAGACGCTTGTGGGGATTGCAAACACCTGCACTACAGAATAAAGCTCCTTAGAAACATCGGGCTTATTCAAGTGCAGTGCCCCGTAGTTCACGGCCCTCACCCAGAGGGTCCAACAATTACGGCGGACATGAAAATTGCGCAGCAAGACGGGCATGAGCAAGTGACGGCAGAAACCTGTAGGTTGGTGCGGCCGTTTTTCCACTGCACGAGTTGCCCGAATTCAAAGCACTAAGGACGGCATGACAACCCTAAAAGACCTGAACAACACAGAGCTTGTAGAGGCGTGCCGTGCTGCGGGACTTGGCGCTGTTGAACGCATCGTCGCCCCTGTGGCACTACACGCTGTTCTTGAGGGAGTAGAGGATCCGTCGGCATTTCCTTGCCACCTAGAGGGCAAAAGAAAAATGATGGAAGCCCATATCGAAAAGAACTGGAGAAGGTTACGTACGCAGTTACCCGGGTGTAACGGTAAATGCGTTTCCTTCGGGTGTCCGAACCTAATTGTCCAGCGCTGTTGGAAAGGTTTTAGCGGAGACATCCTTTGAGGTGTATCGAGTGCTCCCGACTCCGTAAGTGCGAAAAGGTCACCGTAGAGATGGTCTTTGACGGCCCCATCTGCGCCCTCTTTGAACCCACGGATATCGGGACACTCTCCGCACGTGAGAGAGCGCTTTGTGATTTTGGGCCGAGTGCCCTTGTTGTCAACTCCAAGGAGAAGAGTAAAACCATGGCTGATGCCACCGAGACTTTCAAGTTCCGCCTTCCGCTCCGTCAGATCGCCAAGGCACTTGGCAAGGTTGAAAAGGAGCTAGATGCCATCCGCATGACGGTCCCGCAGCTTCAGGACCTCATCCGTACGGATGTTGCAAACATCGACTCTATGTCGTTTGACGAAGTCACCGCGCTGGCCGCTGAGCTTTCTAGCGGCAAGGCTCCGACGGTTACGACTCAGGCCACTCCCAAGGCCGAGCCTGTAGCTACTCCGGCTCCGGCCGTGTCTGCCGAGGCTCCTGTGAAGCGGGGGCCGGGTCGTCCGCCCAAGCCCAAGACGCCGGGCACCCCGGCCGCCCCCAAGGCTGAGGTTGTTGAGGAAGAGCCGGTTGCCGAGGCTGCTCCTGCGGAGGAACAGGTGGTGACACGGGTTCTGCCGTCGCCCACCAAGCCAGGTCCCAAGGTTCCGATGCGCCGCGGGGCTGCCCCTGTAGTGGAAACCCCGGTTTCCTCTATTGTAGAGTCCGCACCGGCTACCGTTGGTGCTGGCGATCTCGGCGTTGTGCTATCGGCCCTTGAAGATCTGCGCAAGCGGGTCGACATCATCGGCCAGCAGAGCGACCTGATCAACTCGGCGGTTAAGGAGCTTCAGAAGAACGTGAAGCGCGTCGAGGATGGATTTGGCGTTCAGGACGACCGCATCTCCGCGATTGTTGGTGCGCTCAGCTTCATGTACGCCGAGGCCACGGGCGACGAGGAAGGAACCAGCATCGAGGAAATCGACTGGTCCCAGTTCCTGAGCCGGGGCTGAACGGGCGAAAGCCCAACACTAGCCCCGGAGGCCTCTGAGGTTTCAGACACTTCCGGGGCCTTCGTGTATCTCGAAACGTCTGACCTAATCAGCATGGACAAACACGCCCTTTCCGAGTTTGCGTATCGAGAGCTAAACATCTCTCTCGATACCGAGCGGTCAAAGGAGTGGATGGTCCAGCAGATATACAGGTTGGGCGTAGTAGAGGAAGCTGTCAGCCGCCGTTAGACAAAAGCCCCGCAAGTTGCGGGGCTTTTTATTTAGCTCAGTTTCTTGATTACGACCCCGCTGCCTCCCGTCATTCCCCAGGAGCGTGCTGCGGCAATGCTGGCCGCGTTGTTGGGGCTTATCTCACCTACGATACCCGTACAGTTTTGAAACCGGCACATCTCCTCAAACGCGTGGAAGAGTCGACGCCCTACTCCCTCCGCACGGTCGTCGGCGTGCACAACAATATCCTCTAGGTAGGCATGAGGCCCTGTGATTGAGCCAATCAGCATACCGCGAACTACATGTAGGTTGCTCTCGGCGTACGTGCGGTGTGCAACGAGCACGCATTTCGTGGGCGGCGCGGTACGAAGTTCCTGAGCGACAACCTCTAGTAGATCGGGTACCCAGGTCTTTCCATCTATGCTGCGCCCAGCCTCTACATCACCGTTAGTGATGTAGAGTTCGCCGTTGCGCGGGGTATGCGCATGAAAGAAGGCAGCAAGTCTTTCTGGGAAAAACTCACCGCCCATCGAGGAAATAAAAATCATTAGCGTCTTCTATCGTGCTCGACTGGTTGTTGCTGTCGTCTACGCTCTTCCTTACGCACAATGATCTCTTCGTTCTCACCGCCTAGCTTCTCGGGAAGATGGCGTTTTACAACGTTGTAGACTTGGTACGCAAACAAGGAAGCCACAAGGCCAATCACGGCGTTTACCTTGGCATGCTCGTCGTACCCTATGACTATGCCCGTTACCATACCCACAACGAGGTTCAATATGTCAATTCCAAGCTTTGCCCACTTACGATTTTCTAGTGAAACCAGGCCTGGGATGTTTGTCCGTGCGACGTGAATTACTGCATACGTCGCAAGACAGTTTAGGAGGAACTGCTCGCTAAGCATGAGGGTAAATATCGCATCTAGTCCGGACATCATCCCCAGCCCCCATCTCCGGCTCTGTCAGTTACCCAACCGACGCGTGCACCGCGAAACTTTACAGCGCCCGGAAGTACGCCATCTCCCGCGACTACAATGGTAGCGCTGTTAAGCTTTGGGGCCGCAGAAAGAGACACTCCCTTGTCCGCTGCTATTTCAATAGGGCCACCCAAACCACTTAAAGTGGAGATTTGATGGCTGCCTCCCCAAGTATTTGATCCGTAGATGCTCCCAAGGGTAACCGCGCCGGCATAGTCCTTAACAAGCTGATTTGGAATGTCTACCGTTGTGCCGTCAGAGCTACGAATACCAATATAGAACTCAATAGCAGCAAAATACGAATAGTGTCGACGGTCTACGACAAACGCAGATAAATTCCGGTCTTCTATTCCCTTACCGGGGTTGCTAAACGTAAAGGACTCGCTCACCGGAACAGTGATTTCAGTGAGCACCTCATTAACAGTAGCGCTTGAGGTTGAAATAGGAACCAGTTCCGCGGTATTTATGTTAATTGGGGCTGTGTAAATTACTTCAAAGTAGCCCGCGGAAGACGCAACGTCTGCGGCGCTACGTGGAGCATCTTCGACACCAAAATCAATACAATTTTGTCGGTAAATAACTAGCCGCATACCGACATTAACATCCCACCCTGTTTGGTTTTTCCACAGGGTAGCGTCTGTTTGTTCATACCCTATTGCGCCTAACAGGGGTGTTCCGTACTGCCACACTTGAACCGTAGGCGTCCACGTTCCTCCGCCATCAGCGGTATAAACGGGTTTTACGCTAAGAACGGCATTAAAATTTGTGAGGGTTGATCCATGCGGCGGGGAGAAGGGCAGCAAAAACCCCGTGACACCTGGGGGAATAAACTCACTACCAACTAGGCTGGGGTTTTGTGATGGTGCCGCTAAGACGTAGAATAGCGGATCGTAGAAAGGATGGTAGCCTACGATGGCAGTTGAGGCGCGTCCTTTCCGAAAGAAGCGACCCCTGTCGTATACGGGAGACTTAAACTCCCACGAAGTGACAGCGCCGGTTTCCTCATTAAATGCCCCAACTCCGCGCCCCTCTTGGCCGCCACCCCGGTTGTAAAAGACTTCGTACTCAGCCAGTCCCGATACCGGAGTCCATGCTCCATCCGCCGCGGCGTAGTCGGTACCATCAAGAAGCTCGGCCTGTAGCGGAGAAATAGTCTCAAAACCTTTTACAGGCTGTACGTAGCGAAGAGACCCTACTTTTGCGACCGTAGGAACTTCAAGTGCCGGCGTGCGTAACGGCTGAACAATTGGCGTGAGGCTCACAGAGCCAATATTTAAAACAGCATTTGCCTCAAACGGAATATCCAACGTAAGGAACAGCGGGGCGTCGGCATCTTCAGAAAGAGCGGTAGACGCCAACGGCCCACGCATGTCTCCTGTCGTTGGGGGGCCAAGTACTGTAAGAGACCGAGACGCCGTTAGCGTAAGCGATCTAATAGTCATTGATCCACTGTTATTTAGGCTAAGAAGGGACTCTTCTACTAAAATTGTTCCGTCTGCTCGGCGAAGGGCAACAGTACCCGTCCCTAGTGCTGCTGCCGTTAGTGCGTAGTTAAGCTCAAAATTAAACTTGTGCAGGTACGGGGAAACTCCGCGTACAGATGGAAACCACAAACGGACTGTAGACGCCACTCCGTCCGTTTCTTCCATTTTAATATTTCCGCCCCAAGCACTGTCGTACTCGGCAGTCACGGTACCGGTACCACTAACTAGCTCGAGTGCAATCTCCTCATCGTTCAAAAACCCAGGGCTCTGCATTGAGAGGCCAACAGGCGCAGAGCTTACCTTTCGTAGCTGCGGCAGCGAAGAAACTAAAAGTTCTGTGGTAGTTTTTCCGCTAAAGATCGCAGTATTGGGGATGGGTGCTCTCGGCTGTCCAGTTACCCGGCTCCACCCGTGCTCATAGGTATACGAGCAATAGCGGGCTTCAAATCCCGCGTCCAGATCATATGCGGCCGCACTACGGTGCACCTCTCCTTCGTACGAACCAACAATCGGACCGACTCCGGATCCCAGCGTTGTAGGAAACGCTGACACGGAGGACTGAAGTGCTCCTGACTCTAGCTCTATATCTCCGGTGCCTACTGCCGTAGGTGCCGACACAACGGTGTCTTCGAGAGACTCAGCAATAGAAAGCCACGGAAGTTCGGCCGAATTAATATTCAGCGCGGTACCGATCATAGTCCAGTCGGCAATATCAGCGTACGTTCTAGTCCAACGGCCGCCAACTAAACAAGCGGTAGTTGTGGTCGGAGTAAGGGCTACGTCTGTTGGGCTATTTGGTAGTAGTGCGACTATTTGCTCTGTTGAATCTGAACTAATAAGCTGTGCAATTCTGTAACGTGTACTTAGCCCGGAAAAGAACAACTGCTGGCCGACGTAGGCACTTGGAAGAGAGACACTAACAGTATCTGGCGGCAGTTTAACCAATGCCACATGCTGCTCAGCGTACAAAGAATAGTCTGGGGCGAGAATCTCTACTGAAATCCACGCGTCCGCATGTCCGGCTGGTGCTAATTTTTCAGGAAGCCCAAGGCTGGTACCTGCCAATCCGGGCCAGGCTACCGCGTAATTTTTGGCAGAAAAGCCGACTTCTGTGGTAATTCCTCCGTCCCGCAAGACGTCTTCAAGCGTGCCAAGGACCGTGGAGGAATATTGTCGCTGGTAAATACTGCCAATTATGTCAATTCCGCCGCCCCGGGCCGCAGAGGCGCCATTTGTGTAGATTTTTACGGCCGCCCCGGAATGCTGAAAGTAGCTAAGATCTACTGGCTCTCCCGTAGCAGCCGCAGAAAGCCCCGTTGTCTTTGTCACTACGAGGGCGGGATCGTCTCCTTTCTGTGCGACCCACGCACCCCAACTGGGCAGAGTTGTCAGTGAGGTTGCAGGGTCCTTTGCGTAAGACGCGACGTCTATTGTCAATCCGCGTAAAGACCGCCTTTCTACCATTCCGTAGTCTGCCCCAGCGCCGGCCACTCGTAGACCGTGAGCAGGGGAGTAAATCTGTGCGTCAAGTAGGTACCCAAATGCGCCCGACCCAGCGTCGTAGGCAACAAAATCGGCGTCGTTGAGTTGCGCCGATATGCCAGAACCCTCGCCGCGCCAGTCGAGGGAAATGCCCGTACTGGACTCTTCTCCTTGCTCAAGGGAATCAAAGAACACACGCAGTTTGGCGGTACGGTACGCAACATCCCCATACTTGCCGACGAGCGTGTGGCCTACGGCAACGTGGGCGTTGTAGAAAGCTCCGATTTGGCTTGTCGCTACCGTCGTGTCTAGTAAGACATCCTCGCCATCCAACGTAACAAGGCGGATCTCATTAGTGCTGTACGTGCGCTGCACAAGGTAGTAGCCAGCATTCGGGCCATTAAAGATGCGGAAAACAGAGCCGCCATTATACGGTGCCTCTACTGGGCGGGTATCTCCGCCCTCAATCGCAAAGACGTTCTGAAATTCCTCAATCGGCACCCCAACGTCTACTACTGAGGTTCCGCCGTCTATACGAACGGCCGATACCGTAATTGTTCGCAGGTTTGTCGCTGTAAAAGAACCCCCGTAGCCTACGCTGACCCGCTCCAGGTGTACAAGGGATTGACCGTGCTTACGCGTAGTAACTAGCGGAGGGGAGCCGCCGTCATTCTGCTCTCGTACATAAAGAATTCCGACATCGGCCCGAGTTACGCCACCCCGATCTTCGTCCGGCGCAACAAGGTGTAGAAGTGCGCTGGGGTACTCTACGACGTCTTCGTAGACTTCGTACTGAACGTTTAGGGTACTTGTAAGCTCTGATCCGGGAGACGCCCCAAGGGGGGCAACTCGGACGTGCGCTCCATCAATAAATTCCGTGATGAGGAACGGCTCAAGATCTACGAAAGCGCCCCCGCCTCCGGAGAGCTTCACAACACGCCCGATATCGGCGAGTGTGAAGGTATCGGGATGTGGCGGAACTGCTGCGTATTCTGCCTTTAGAATTCCCTGCCCAAGCAGGTTTCCGGTAAAGGGACCACGTACATACGTACCCGCCGAAGGTAAAGACTTCTCTGGAGCAACGATAGTTACAGGGCGCTTACGCCCAAGAAGGACACTTCCGGCATCAGAAGTCCTATCGGTAGACATGCCGGCGTAGGCACCGCCAAGGCCCTGACGCTGCCACAGCTGTTCAATCTCAAACCCGGTAAGCCCCGGCTGAAGCATCTTAAACGAAGCATCGTCGGTAAGGGTGTTGGCGTCCTCGCGCTGATTTAGCGTCTCACGCTCAATTCCAAATACCAGCACAATCTTCCCGTCTTCTGGGAAGCGCGCAAGTGGGGGCGTAAGGGTAACCCAGATATCGGATTCCCATTCCCCACCGCTTGATACCGTGACAGTTCCAAAAGAGCCTGAGGTGCTGTCATTGAGAGGCAGTACGTCTGTATCTGAAGACGGGCGTACGACAATCTCTTGCTCAGAGACAACGGCCTCTACGAGGTACTTACCGTCGTTGGTGTACGGAGAAGTAACAGTAGAAAACGCAATCTCTGCGATATCACCTGGCACAACACCCAGGCTGATAAACCCGGTGCCGATGCCCAACGAGGAACAGACGAGGCTGGTCTTGTTGTGGATTTTAGAGATTACGGCAGATGCAACCTTAGTACGATTGACGCCAAGGGCATTTCGGCCGTCAGGCGTGGCCGCCGCTGTATCTGGTAGGGCGGAAGTTGGCGCACTTTCTTCGTCTGCAAAAGACGGGGCACCAAACCCGTTTTCGCCGCGAGTTACGGCTCCGACACGGATAGTACGCACTTCTTCGGCGCTCTCGTCGTACGCAGAAAGCTCGTGCCCTTTTGTATCCGTGACAAAGAAGGAGCCAGCAATCTCATGCAGAGTCGACGTAGCAGACAACCCGCCTACGTAAATGCGCCCAGTAAGGTTGCCATCCACAGTATCAAGGTCAGCAAGGCTTATCTGGGTTACCGACCCCGCTGCGTCATAGCGAAAACGCCCAGACCACGTTGAGAGCGTGCTGTCGATAGGCACAGCCACCGGATACGCGGCTTCGCGATATCCTGCCGTGCGAAGAACGTCAGTATTTGACGCGAGCTGCGCAAGGCCGCGATTGAACGCAATAGATAGGCGATCTTCCCCACGCGCAACAAAACGTGTCCCAGGCGCATTACCCTGCTCTAGTGGACGAGTCGCGGAAGACTCGATGTCTCCTGCCGTGCATGTAGCTGCAACGTTCGGGTAAGTAGCAAATCCAAGTATTGCTGCACAGTCATCGGCAAACCCGTCGCCGTTCCAGTCGTTGGTTGCCGCGTGCACTCGGATGAAGGCGCGTCCGGTTGCTGTCTCGCCTACACCAGCAGTAGCCAGCCGCAGACAACCATCACGCTCCGAAGCGACTGCTATCCCGGATAGCGCACTGTTTAGCGTAGCAATAATTTCGTTTAAAAGCGCAGAGTGTCCTGCCGTGAACGTCACAGTTACGGGTCCGCTAGTTGTACCCTCGGTCTCTACGACTAGGTCCGCAGGGACGGTAGCTACAAGAGCGGCAAATCCGGAAACTGTACCGTCGGCGCTACGGCGCACCGTACCCTGTAGGTACGGCTGGGACAGCACAGATACGTCGGTGTTGCCTTCAAGATTCGGGCGGCGAATGTACGGCGTGCTCATACGAATCTGATCTCCCACACAACTCGCAGCGTAAAGCTGGTTGTTTTGGTGATTGGCTCAAATGTCTTGTACGCCACCGGCGCACGGTCATACGAGTTTGCAAACGAGGTATCCAGCGACGCCGTGCTCCAGTCGTCTGCGGGATTTCCGTCTGTAAACAGTCCCGCTTCCGTCAAGACTACGGCAGTTGCGGGACTGCCAAAGCTAAACTCGGAGGTACCAAACTCTCTTACAAACTGCACGCTTGTAATAGGCGTTCCAGTTCCTGAGGCCGGAAAAATTGCAGGGGCATTAACAGCTGCAAGGAATTCAGAGGTCGTGTAGGGAACGGGATCTACAAGAGAGGCAATATCCGCTACCTCAGTCTGTGCACCGATGCCCATTCCTATGTAGGCAACACGATCCTCTCGAAACGTTGTACGCGGACTAAACGCACTTAGCGCAATCAGCTCTGCTAGGTACTCTCTGCCGGTCAGCGTCCAAATGTTCTTTCCTTCTGAGACCTGTCGGCGCTTTCCTCCCTCTCTTGTCTCGGCACGAAACCGGCCCTCTACGACAGGATCGTGGTGCAGCACAGAGCGCCACACAGAAGGAGAGAAGAGTCTGAAAAGCGAGGTCATACGTGTCTCCGAAGGAAGGATTCGGCGTAATCACGCCCCACTCCAAACCGTTCCATAATCTGCTCTGCGGTCGGACTTTGACCAGTTTCAAGAGTATACGCCGCATAGGGCGCTTGGCGTAGTCTTAGTGCACCAGAAATGCTGAGTTGCAGCCGATCTGCAATCCGAGGCGCATCAATCATCTTCTTTATTGAGGAGAGCATCAGGTCTGTTCCGTCCTAAAGATTCGTCCGGCAAACGTTCCTATAACCGGCGGAGTGCGGCTTAGGCGGAACGAATAGTCGCTGACCTCCGAGATCATGATTTGAATCATGTCGTCGTACTCAAAAATGTCTCCAGGTTCTACGCTGGCAACAAAGGGGTCGTTCGCCAAGTCTCCACGCAAGTGGTACGACGATACCGTAGTTACGACGCCAGTTGGGTCTACGATAAACTCTACTGCCGGGGCAAGCACGGTTAACAGGGGTGCCGGGGCCTCGTCGTCGTTTGGAGGGACTTCTAGTGTGAGGTCAGTAACTCCCACACTTTCGATGACGTAGACTCCTGCGTTTCGTGCGGCGCTTTGCAACTCTACGCGCATGCCTGGGGTGACGCCGCCGGCCACAAAGTCACTCGACGCGGAAGTGACTGTCCGAGTTGCCATGTCTACGACAGCATCGACAATACCTGTAAACAGCACCGTCATCGGACGCATTACGTCAAGCTCTGCGTACTCCCCAGTCCAAAGTACCTCAAGGGCCGTGTCTGAGTCGGCGGCAGCCGCATCCAGCGCAGGACGTGTCACACGTATGGTGACACCGACCGCGGTACCCAGCGACCCGCCGCCGAGTTTTACAATGATGTCTGCTGGGGACGGAATACCCGCGATCTCAAAGGTCTTACCCACGTCAGATGGAACAGGGCTATTTACGATCTCTACGACATCGCCCTTCCGTATGAAAGAGCCAGCGTGTTGTAACCCAGTAATTACAGATGTACCGGCTGCTGTGGCCGCGATGTTGGAGACTAAAAGAGGGTTCTGTAGGAGGGCTTCTCGATAAACGTAGACCTCCACGGAACCCGAAGCCGTGGATTCTTTTTCAGCCACGATAGTGTCGGACTCTTGTGTTCCCACTGCGCTACGTGTGACCGCAACAACAACGTCCTCGTAGGGGGCACCGGAGGGGTCCACGATGAGGAGTCGGTCCCCTGGGGCTACGCGGTTCACGATAAAGTTTCCGCCAGTAGCTACGATGTTTTGGCTTCCCGCAGTTGCTTCTCCGACCCCAAACCAGATTAGCGGCCCGTCGGCACGCTGAATGACAAACTCTTGGGCCTCCCCCGCCAACACCGTATCAGGAGAGGGAGACTCTGGAGAGTACGTAGAGAAGTAGAAGGTATCTAACTGCCGAATACGGAGCGTCGTGTCGTCTACGACCTCTCTAATTTCGTAGCTTCCTGTGTTGGACCCGGAGAGTATAACCAGCACATCGCCTGGGTACTTCACCGTATCGTCGGCCGCTTTTACAAACGCAGAACCTCGGGTCTCAATAGGACCAAAGTACTCGTTAAGGGGACTAGTTAACGGATCAACAAAACCGCCTCGTGCGGAAGTAACAAGAAGTTCCCCAGACCCGTCTCCGTTGGGCGTTACAAGATCGCGACCCCTAAACAGCGTGCGAGAACTAAATGCACCCGTATCCGCTGCGCGAAGAGCAACGCTACCGCCGTCGTAGTCGTCCGTCATGTGTGTCGATTCAACGCTAAATGCCGGGTCATCAAACAACAAAAGAGTACCGTCAAACGAGATATCTGTTTCTACCGTTACGGTGTCAGAAAGGTAAAGCAGTCCCACAAGTGCCGGTCGTGTGTAGATAGGGCGTGCATCGTCTACAAAACGAGAAACGAGCGCAATATCTTCCCCAGGTAGCTGGCGCAGATCTACAACCAGCTCCCATGTATGGTACTTTTCAATCTCTCTATTAGAGAGCGTTCCGTACCTAGACCACCAATAAGGGTCACTGACGTAGTCGGATATTTGAACTGCGTTTGTTAGAGACTGGTACGCAAGTACTACGTCTCCGACCGCCAGCGTAAGACCCGTAGCCGGGTTTGTGGCTATGCCAGAGAACTCTGGGGCGCCGTACCCTACGCGGTAGTACAGGTACGTACGGTACTTTGCTGTAGGTGACCCCGCCGAATCAATATCTTGGATTGTGACGCGACCCTGGGTTTCCGAGAAGTCGTCGTCTATGTCTACGATTAAGCCGTCCGACGCGGAAACTGCTGCTCCCAACAGTAGGTTGGCAGCGGTTACCATGTTTTCTTCTGTAGGGCCGTTAGTGAGTCCGTACGCCAATCCGCGCACTACCGTTAGGTAGTCTGCCTGCGACGTGCCGAATTCATCTAGCTCGTCTTTTGTAATACCCACTAACGCGCCAAAGTTATCCTCAATCAGTGGCGAGTTATCGAACAAGGAAATCTCTGCCCAGAGCTGCTTAGGTGCTGCTGCCGCGCCAACAAACGTACCAGGGACAAACTGAAGGTAGTTTGCTGTGTTGCGGCGGCTCAGTTTATAGCGCAGTCCCGTGGCGGTTGTAGCAAAGACGAGTGCGCTGCCTACCGTAGGCCGTACGCGTATAGAAGTCTCAGACAGTATTTCCGTGACCACAAAAGTCTCGTACGTACCAGACAAACGTAAAGATACCGTGTCCAGCGGAAGCAACCCGTAACTTACAAGCGCCTCAGAGGGCAGATTTAGAATATCAGAACCTGCCACTACGGAAGCGTTGCTGCCCGCAAATGCGCCAGTGCTGTGTACGACAAACTCATCGTTTTGCTGTAGGACAGAGGGTGTCGTGTCGCGTACCAGTAAAGAGCCGTCTGCCGCCACAACTTGAAATCCGCCTTCTACCTCATCTACCGAGGGTGCGCGGATGTACTCAAACAGGGCCGGTACTCCGACTAAGTCGTCGTCGACCTTAATCTTAGAGTTACGCCAAAGACCCTGAATGCGCGGAGTAAACGCGGATACGTCTACCCGAACAATTGTCTCATCGCTGAGCGGTAAATTAAAGTTAGAAGCAGAGAATGCGGTCGAAAGTGCGGCACCATATACATCCGCAGCTATCCTACCTAACTCTACCGTATCCGTATCCACGTCGTAGGTAGCGGAAGGAATCTGTAAATCATTAAAAAAGTTATAGATTTCTTCTTGGCTAAGTCCGTAGGCGGCTGGTGCCCCAGAAGACAAAACAGGCAACGTCCTGCCAACGCTAAACATTACCTTGTTGCCGTAGGCACCAAGCACCGCGCAAGGCAGTAACGCCTCGTAGTTAGATCGGACATCTTGCACCGAAAACTCTATGAGGTCTCCGACAGACGCCCCCTCTTCTTCTATGTCTACACCGGACACCACACACGTATTGCCGATGTACCAAGTTGCATCTACAAGACCGGCAGGAACACTATTTTTAGGCACCGTAACGACCCACTCGGTGCCAACCAAACTTACGGCTACGATTGGGACAGTAACACCGCCAACATGAATAAGGCGGTCTGTTAAGCTGTACGGAAGAAGTAATGAGTACGTTTGTGTTGCATTTATAGCGGCGGACATAGCCGTAGTCAGCACATATCCGTTACGCGCGCTATTTACGGCACCGACAGTAAACAGAACTCCTGCGTCTGCGCCACCAGTAATCTGAATCTCACGCCCAACCATCGAATCAAAAACATGGCGGGGCGAGACAATAATCTCGTAAGCGCTTGTAACGGTGGCTGTCCCTGTGACAGTGCCAGATTCGTACACATTGAGGTCTGCCTCAGAAGCAGGCAGAAAGACTTTAGTTGCATACGCGGTGCCTGGGTAGTCCACCGAGACAGACACAGGTCGCAGAACCGAAAAAGACATTCCAGTTCTGTTTCGGATAGGCGCAGTTCCGATGTCTATCTTGTTGTCGGAGGACAAACCCCCAGCAAGGCCTACCGCGGTCACTACGTAGTAGTCGGAGTCCGCCCCGGCCACCAGCTTAAGTACGTCGCCTGCTACAACGCCCGCTGCTGCAAAATCTACAGACAGAGAGGTCAGGACAGAGCTGGTTCTGACGCCCCACAGATCCGTGCCCGACACAACTACGTCCGCAGCCGGATCCAAAGAATTTCTACGAACTACGTAGCCAGAGGAATCAGAATTTTGCCGAAGGATCCGGTAAGACCCGGCACTACCGCCAGACCCAATTACAAGGTCTTGGCCGACGGCTCTGTCGGAGGCGGCTACGCCAATAAGCACAACTTCTTGGTGGCTGATAACGACAGCCGTTGCTTCTTGAGAGTCGTCCGTAGTCCTTGCGCCTAGGCCTCCCTGTACAGGGCCAAGTACAACCTCAAACTCTCTTCCGCGCAGGTCGTAATGTGGGAAGTACGGCAGCCACCGACGCTCGTAGTACTTTTTTATCGTAGATAGAGATTTGCTCTGCGACGCCTGGTACGCCCGAGAGATGTCCGTCCCGACTACCTGAGTGTACCCGGACCAGAGGGAAGAAAAGACCTCGGTGCTGCGGACAAGTCCCCAGAAGTCACCAACTACCTCGTAGAGCCACGCAGCATCCGGAGTTGTAGGCTCTTGCGTAAAACCCAGGACATACTGACAACTGACGGTAGAACTTGCCGTCTCGGACTCTAAGCTTTCGTTTGTTACGGTTACCTGTACGACGTAGGTGCCGGGCTGGTCTGGCGTTAGTAGAACCACGCCATCAGATTCCTCCGCCGAAGAGAGATCTGAGGACAAGAGTAGACTACCTACGGGCTTAGAGAGCAACTCCCAAGTAAACGCTACATTTTCTCCCGTCGAATCATACGAAGAAGATGCGTTAAGCCGGACAGAGACCCCAGGTGTCGTTAGGAACTCCTGAGGGCTTAGTAAAGCACTTACCGGCATAGTCTCTCCTGCACTTGACTACCTTTATCGGAGTTTCCGTGGAAACCACCCCGCTGCCTGCTGATCTTATCCGAGAAATCCTCAAAGGACACGAGAGTATGCTGCACGAGCTTGTGGGGGCAAATAGCGCGGCAAAACAGGAGATATTAAGTTCCTCCTGCCCAAAGTGCTCGGTACCCCTTCAGCCCCGTCCGCACCCAGACCCAGAGGTCCTGTTTGGTACCGGCAGCATAACGTACCGAGCTTACTGCCCTATTTGCCGCAGCAACCAATAATCACGAAGTCGGACTGTCTACGGCAACTTTTATGTGCTCTCCGTACTCCTTAACTCCGCTTCCTACAGGACCCGGGACGTAGCACGTAGTTCTGTTGCTCCCGTTGTGGTCGATGACAGTTCCGATGGAATCCTCTGAGCGAGTAAGAACAAGACGGCGGTCAAGATCGTGGGCCACCGCGTATAGATACAGAGGGTGCGGGTAGTTCTTGATTGAGTAAGACGCTAATACTGACTCAATTGCCGAAAGGCGCAGTATTGAGGTCGGCGGCAATCCCGTGATGTACTGCTGGATTGCCTCTTCGGCCAAAGACGCGTCTGCCTCAATCGAGTTGGCTACCGTCGCACCCACAGACATTGAGATGTACGAGGGCATAAAAGCACGCGCCAGCGGATTGGCGCACAGAATACGGTCTGCCGAGCTGTTGAGCAGCTGCTGTACCTGGACAGTTGCGGACGAGTACTCGTACTCAACAAGAAGTCGGCGACCCAGTAGCAATAGGCGATTCTCTACCGCGTCGTCTCTGCCAATTGGCAGAAGACTATTGCTAAACGTCACTTCTGTTTGCTCTTGAGAAGAGAACGTATGGCGCGTATTTGCAGTGCTAAAGAAGTAACCGTCGGCCGTGTACGTCCCAAAGACGGGCTCTAGTCGCGTTCCACGACTGATGTTGTTGAGGTCTTGCGAGTCTAAAGAGTGCGCCACTACGTCAAAGTAGAAGTACGCTGCCTCTTTTTGTGTAGCCATTGTTGTAGACGAAATGTGCTGAGAGCTGTTACGCACAAAACCACAGGGCTGGCGGAACCCTACTCGCGGGGCACGCGCTACAGCCTCCGCATGATCCTCCATACCGTTACTGGTGGGGGGATCCGCGATGGAGACCAACACAGAACAGGCAGCTGCGTCAAGAGACCGCTCTACGGAGATAACAGGCCACTCTTTTGGTCGTCCGGAGTAGATACGGAAGGGCCGCACTCCCACAAACTCCGTAGCGTTCCCCAGCTCTGATGCCGCAGGTGCTGTTGTGGGGGCGCGGACAATTGCCCAGTGCAAGCCCATTTCTGCGTGCAGGAACTCCGCGTCTGCTAGAGTAATTTGGTACCCACCAGATACCGCCGTAATGGCTGTGATTTCATAGCTGCCGGAGGTTGATAGGAAGTTTGAGCCCCACACGGTCAGGTACTTACCAATGTAGCTACTGCCCAGAGTGCCGCTGGCGTCTGAAACAACGACCTGGGCTGCGGTAGCTGGGTCTGTCTGACAAGCGTTGCCAGACATGAACACGGTACCGCTGCTTGCCGTTAGGGCGCGGTCAAGGACCAGTTCTGTCGCGGAGAGCCGGCTACTAATTCGGTACACCCCGGCGTCGTCACCTTCTTCAATGTAAAGAAGGTCCCCAACCTGAACCACATCGTTAGAGTCAAACGTGTCGGTGTCTTCCCAAATTGGAGGGGTGACAAACGTAAACTCTGGCGCCGTGACGGAAGGAAGACGGACAGTGGAGGACCCCGCAGTTGTAATTAGTGCAGGAAGCCGCTCAAATACGACGTCTGGAGTTGCGTCCTCTGCCGTTTTTAATAGCATGAACTTTTGCTCATGCAGTTGGAATAGATCCCCTTGGGTCAGTCCACGGTAGAACCAAGACTCGCCTTCCTGCTCTGTAAAGGATAGCCGAAGCGCCGTTGCTCCTGTGTATTCTGTAGGAATACGGCAGTCTCGATAGAGGTTCGGAGGCCCGCCACCATTATCGGCTTCCTGCTCGCTGGGAAATAGGCGAACCGGGGGCAGATCTGCTGACGCAGTAAACAGCAGCTGCTCGGCCCCAACCGGAACTGAAAACAACGTAGGAGCGGCGGGACTATGGATCTCGGTAACTACCGTTCCGGCGGTGGATGTACCAAAAGCAGCCCCATCAGAAAGTTCCGGAACAACTCCAGCAGCTGCAAAATCTGTTTTGTCCACAAGAAGGCTTATGTCATTACCCGTACGCACAGACGTAAAAATTAGATTGCTGCTGTCGCCCGTAATTACGACAAATTCCGCATCTGCGTCAATCTGCTCCTGCATCAGGGCTGCTAGTTCACTTGCCGTCTTAGTGAGGTCGTCGGGTGCTGCGGTAAACACGCCGCGTACCCGCTCGTAGTTGTCACGGACCTCAACTACAAACTCCTCCGCGTCTGTACCGGGAGAGGCCGGCGTGTAGGCAAGCGTCAGAACTGCCGCCGTTAGCGTGGGGTCGTCGTAGGTAAGACGCTTACATGGGCGGGGCCCGAATACCGTTACTGACGTAGGCTCTTGGAAGTACAGCCGGATTTTTTGATCGGCAGTTCGGCGTCCTACTCGGTACTCCGTAAAGAGCATCTGCCACAGGGCCCTGAGCGTCTTTGCGGGATCTAGCTTAAAGGTCTCGGGGAGATCAAAACCCATTGAGTCTAGGAACCGGAAAAGCCAAGACAGGAACTGGCCGATCCATTCCCAGGGAGAGACCCCAGTAGTTACTGGAAGGCCACTTACCGACTCTGTGACTGCGGCGTACCCATCAAAGTCCCCAGGCACTGGTAAAGACGCCAAATCGGGAATGCCGTCAGCAAAGAAAGAGGCGAGATCGCCAAACAACTCTACTGGGAATTCTCCGTCAATAACTACGGCAGTTACTGGGTAAAACTTTGAGATATCTGCGGTGCCCTCTACGATTGAGTAGGCAGTCCCTACGCGGTACTTGTGTACCGCATGGATAGAGTACTGGCCCTCATTTGCACCTGCAAGAAGAGACACAACATCACCCGGCTTCGCAAGTGACAGTGCCGGGGGTGCACTAATCAGCTGGCCTGTTGTGTACTTGCTGACTGCCTCTGCAAAGGTATCTGTAGTAGCAAGCAGCGCCTCCCAATCAAACTCGGGAAGCGCAACAAGCACGTTGTTGCAGCCGTCAAACATCTCGCCTGGCAGGCAGATCTCAAACTGCAAAAGCGGCTCAACAAGAGTTGTGACCGTGGCATCAACGGTGGTAGCACTAGAGGTGACAACGTCTCCAGTTGCTAATGCCCCTCCCGTTGTTCCGGATACGGTAAATCTTCCGCGAACCCCCGTTATGAGTGCGGCCGCTCCCGAGGTCTGCCCAACAATCGTTGCCGACGGGTCGACCTCAAAGCTCTGTGCGCCTGGACCCGTAATATTGGTGAGCCTTAACGTAGTAGGAGACGTGATCTGCACCGTAGCGCCCATCTCGCTAGCAGTGCCGTCAAACTGAATAACGGTCTCGCCGTCTGTAAACAGCGAGGCATCGGCGACAACTAGTTCTTGCTCAATATCTGAGATGGTGGTGCTTACCCCACCAGAGGTAGTAAGCGTCTCCCCGGTACGGAAGGTTCCTTGCGTACTTTCGAACTCGATTGCATCTACAGGAGCACCAAACGTAATTGGTGTCAGACCGTGCACGAAGGCTTTGGCGTCTGCTCCAATGTTAAACTGATCAACTACGTTTAGCAGCCAGTTTTGCATGTTACGGAAAAACTCCGTAACAGCCACGGGCATGTTGGAGTTTAGGTAGAACTGCCCGTTTGCCATCAACGTAACGACGGCAATATACCCGTCACACGGCAGGCACTCATCGGAGTAACAGGCAAGTGCTTCAGGGAACTCATCTCGACTGGCCGTTAAGTCTCCAGAAGGAGTCCATTCCGTTCCCGGGTCGGGAAGCACAAACGCGTTTCTGCCAATAGCTAGTTCTTTTGCACCCGAGAAGTCCCCAAGAGAGTACGCACCCAATGGAAGCGCGTAGGGAACGACAATCCCTGAATCTTGAGAAGAGGAGTCCAGAAGGCGTACACCGCCGGGCTTAATACGCACAAACGGACGCTGGACGCCCGTTGAGGTGCGGTAGATCTCGTACTCAAGGTTTGAGTTCGTGGCACTCATTGTTGAGTTGAGAATTGGGGCCTGACCGCCCATTGTGGGGTCAAAGCCGGCAATCGTGTAAATGCCGGCGTCGTTGCCTGATAGGATTCGGAGTGTGTCGTTGACTTCAACACCAAACTGCTGAACATCAATTCCAACGCGTACTTTTGCAGAGCCTACAGAAGTAAACAGGTCGTTGCATAGTGCGTCGGCAAAAGGCAGTAGCCGATTCTTTGGCTGAAACAGGTCAACAGTCGCCGACGACAGGACTTGAAAATGCAGCCCTTCCTCGGACTCTGTTAGGTCCGTGTCTAGGTAGACATTCTCCCCGTCTACCTCAAGAATTCGATACGCCCCAACATCTGCGCCAGTAAGCACAGAGATGACCATTCCCGGGGTGACCCCAAGGGATTCAAGGTCTGAAGAGACGTAGGTAATTGTCCCGCCCGCCGTGCCGGCAGAGTTAAGGATTCTCTCACCGACAAGGAAACGCCCGCTCAGTCCCGTAAGTGTCACTGTGCCGGTAGTAGAGATGATTGCGGCAGTAGCCACCGTAGCGGTAGCCCCACTGTCTTCTCCAACAACCGCCGTTCCCGGGGTAAAGATTGTAGACGTTGAGGTAAAACCCTCAGTAAATGAAACGGCGTAGGCTACGTTTACAACGTTTCGATCTGTAGAATCCGCACCGTGTGTGATTAGGTGACGACCTTCGACTTCGGTTGTTACGGAAGACAGATCTGCAAAGTACGCAGTATTTGACTGGTCGATAGAATCCCGTACCCAGACATCGTAGTGACCGCCGATGTGTACCTGATTATCAAGTACCTCGATTGTATTATTGGTGTCCGTAGGCTGCTGAATCCCACCAGGGATATCGGAAATGGTAATTCTGGAATCAGAGCGCACAACGCAGAATACGCCCGGCAGCATCCCAGGCAGCATCCCCAGTGTGCTGCTATCTGGTGAGGGCGGCTCCGAGAGGCGGAACAACAAAATTGAGGGAATGTCGGGTAGAGTTTCCCGAGAATCAAACACGATCTCGCGTACGGTAAACTCTTCGTTACGCTCATTCTGCGGAAGATTGTAGAGTAGGTTCCAGTAGTTAAGCGCAACTACGTCGCCTACCTTGATCTTTGTAGTCCCCGAACGCCCTCGATCCTCAAACTGCGACAGCAGTAGACAGAACTGCCCTACGATAAAACAGGTGCCGGCGGCAACCACATGTCCGTCCGATGTGCCTGTAATCACATCTCTCTGCATTTCTGGGTCGCCGTAGCCGACGACCTCTACTGAGCGAATAGTCGGAAACTGCGTTTGAATACGTGTAACAATCCCACGACGCGTATTTAGGCTGCGCTCTGTGAGGCTGGTACGTACGCGACTAAGCAGCTCTACGTTTGTCTCGCGGGCTGTGCCGCCGGAGAAGGCAAACAAGTTTGTAAACTTGGTGTACCCTGTCAGGCTTGTAACGGATGTGAGAGATCCGGCTGGAATGTTGTACGACTGTCCCTGGGTTTCTGCAACAACCTGCACATCTACGTAGTAGTAGTTGCCGCTTCGCTGAAGAAGTAGCGTTGCTGCTGAGAAGGTCTGGGCAGAAGACGGACGGAAGTTTAGGCCCGAAGAGGTAGAAAACCGAACGGTTGTCGGGATGTAAACCTGTACGGGATTTGAGTAGTAAACCCGTACAACTCCGTAAGCAAAATTCCCACTTCTACGCGTAACAAAGAAGTTTGCAGCAAGGGCATCCGCGTCCTCCTCTCGCATAGTTGCGGCGTTATTTACAGACTGCCCTAACTTAACAAGGGAGACTTCACGCTTTAGTGCTTCCAGAAGTAGGCTTAGTGGATTGATAAGAAGGTCAACAATTGCATCGCCGTCTTCCGCCGACACGCTAGGGTATTCTTGGCGGAGCCGTGTCTTGAGGAACTCTGCAATATCCGTATCAATCGGGTCGGTGCCGAGATACTCTGCAACGGGGGCAACAACAGTCTCGTAGAGCGAAGAGCCCGCAGAAACGGAGCGCCCAGCGTAGTAGGCCTCAAGACGCTCTACAAGAAGGTCCTTAACGCGATCAGCTTGGATTCCCATCAGAGCGCCACTCCCGTTGTTACTCGGCTACCGTTCTGCGCAGTAACTGCTATCCGAACGCGTAGCGAGCTGCTGTCGATGTCTGCATCTACCGACAAAACCTGGATGCTGCGTAGCCGCTCGCTGTCGGGAATTCTTGAAGCGGCGGCGGCATGGATTGCCAGAAGCTGGTTTTCCGTGTTGGCAATTGCTTGACGCACGCGTGCCTCAACTCCGCTTGAGGTATTAAACGGAGTTCCGGTAATCCGCGTCAGTCCGCCCCCAAGTGAGGGAGAAAAGATGTTGGTACCCGGCGTTGTCAGCAGTACCTTGATGACTGTCTGCATCAGCCTACCCGGCCCAGAGACGTAGCCCTGGCCGCCACCTACGCTAAGAACAACGCCGCTCTCCTGCCCGGATGCAGCGGCGAGAAGCAAAACGCGTAGGTCGGTTACGATATCTCCGCGCACTTGAGAGGGTACTTCCGCAAAAATACGGGTAGTAGACTCTACAATAAACGCCGGAGAGCGGTAGCCGTTGATAAGGACGTCTGCTACGTCCGTAAACCCGGTACCGCGTAGCTCAAGAAACTCACCACCCTCTCCCTCTCTGTAAGAAGTGGGAAGGGTGATTCCTTGGTAGGATATGGCGCGGAAGTCGATCACGGCTCGTATTGTACCTCAAGCTTCCGAGATGAACGCAAAGTCATCCATCAGTTGCCCGTTTTCAGTAAAAATAAGTGCTGCGGCCCGTTCTAAACGTTGAATACGTCCCTTACCCGCCGCAGCCGTTTGTGTGACAGTCCCAGTATCAAAGTCTACGACGTTAGAATCTATCTCGCGAATTGCAGCTAAAATTCGGTTGGACAGTGAAAACCGGTATAGCGCCGAGGCAGTAGGAGATAGCTCTTCAATTGCCAGAAGCCCCATTACTGCCTGTTGCTGTGGGGTAGGGTAAGCGCGCACTATGCACCTCTCGTACTTAGTTGGAAATACGAAGCCGCTCTTTGATTCTCAGCGAGATCTGTAAGAAACAAAAGATCTCCCTGTAGGAATCTCACAACGGAAAACCCAAGGCTCTCTTCCTCAAGAAGCTGCCTACAACGCTTAGTTGCTTCTTTTGTCTGAGAAGATACCGGCGGATTGTATGACTTAAGCGTAGTAGTGAGCGGCGTTCTGAGTACGACCTCAAAAGTCCCAGTGCGCTCAAAGACTTCCTGAGCCGCAACACTAACACCGGTTAGGTCAGACTGAATCTGCGCCAGTGTTCGCAGTATTTCCTTGATTGTTGTTACCGAAGAAAACGACGAAAGCTTGTCCAAGAGGGCTTTATCTGGGTCCGGTGCAACGTCTAGGAACGCACTACAGGTACTTTGGAACGTACGCAACATGGGGTATGGGGCGGGCACAATCTCAAAGGACTCAGCTACAACGGGCGCTGCCAGCGTCACGCTATCGGCCAGCACAGCCGTAATTGTCGTTGTACCTCCTGCCCAAGAAACAAGGTCACCCGCCCTAATGTAGCACAAAGCGGGGGAACCCTTGGTCCAGGTTATTGATGCCCCAGACAGAGAAAACTCCGCGTCCTCCGGTACAAATTTCTGTCGGTACGCGGCGCGCAACGAAAGGGACGGTACGCGGTTGGTGACCAACAGGAAAGAGGCAGCGGCAGCTGTCTGCACAGTAAACTGGGCAGCCCTCCCGGCGCCGTACACAGTTTCGGAAGCAGTATTTGCCTTTGTCACTGCATCTTCAACGGCCAGTTTACGGATGGGTTCAAAGTCTGGAGAAGCGTCCGCAAGCAGGGAAACGGAGGATTGAAGGTCGAAGTACTTAGGCATGAACTCCGACAATACCTGAAAGTACTTTCCCTGCGCTTCTACGCCCCGCTCAGACAGCCTGCGGCCGACCCTAGTCGACCCAGCAGCGATAGATGCTCGGCGAGAAAGGGCTCTTTGGTACTCTTTCACCGACTCTACAGACGTGCCCTCGCGTACGTGTGCGGGGATCTCAGGAAGCGTAGGTGCTGGGGAGCTGGCAAACATTGCCCCCTCTGCGTACGCAACTAGTTGGTCAATTAGCTGAGATAGCTCCGTAGCTGCTCCAAAAGCCCGGTTGCTCCCTAGATAGATCTGGTAAAAGACACAGTCAGGGTCTGCGATAAACGTCTTTGCAATCTGCTTGCGGACGCCATCCCAACGAGCTGAGAACGACGTTATTCCCGTAGCTCGCTCTTTCTGTGCGCCAACAGCCCCTGCTGATGCTGACGATGCCCAGGATTGCTTTGTGTCGGTATTGAAGATGGACATGGCTATCTCTTTAACCGATCGCGGACTGCGTCGGGATCGAGGTCTAAAACCTCACAGACGTAAGAAAAAGAACCTACGCCTCGATACTCCGTACAACGCACCCACTGCCTAGCGTCTTTCCTGTACGCCAGGCTCTCTTTGTTGTTACCCGCGTACCTATAGTCGTCTACGGCGCGCGCGAGTACGGCAGCCCAGAGAGCCTTTGCAGCATCGGGGTCTACCCTTGACGCTGACAATTTACGTCACTGTGATTGTACAAGAGACGCTCAGCAGGGGATCTACCGGCTGTCGGAGCGCAAACACATCTGGCTTTTCCGCAACCGTCAATGTGGTTGACCCCGGAGCAATACCGCGTATCGTAAGCATATTGTCCTGTATTAAGTACGAGGCAACTGACGTATCCGCGATAGAGGTCTGCACGTAAGTCCCGAGGACCTCGGAATCTCCGTTGTCTAGCGTGTAGGGCAGGGTGACGCGGGTTGTGAGAGTTGCTGTGATCTCTACATCTGCGGTGCCGTCCACGGACAGGTTGACTGTATCTTCCGACAACTCTAAGGCAGCAAGCTCGGGGAACAGCAGCTCAGAGATGTCCGCACTTCCGTAATCGGGAATTACGATGCGGTAGGTGGTGTCGTCGGTTCCAGACGCCCAAGCCTCGTACACGCCGTTTCGCACCAAGTGAATATCGATATACCCCTCGCTATTAGTCGTCGTGTAGACCTTTGAGGGAAGCATGGCTCTGCCGCCTACGACGCGCGGCCTACCCGTCAACATGAAGTAGAGGGTCACGTTACCGCTGGGCGTTCCTGCCGCATTTAGGAGGTACCCGGTTACGCGGCAGAGGTTGGGATCCGTAGAGCCCGGGTACGTCGTGAGATCGTGCCCCACGGCGTCAAACGAATTCAGAAGTGCGCTGTCTACGTTGATGGTGCAGCGCGAGTCAAAGGCGTACCCAACCTTAAAGAACCGAACCCAGTATACCTCGTCTTCGGGGAGGTCCGTCGTTACTCGCCCGTCAACGTCGGTTGTTAGCTCGGTGATAAACGTGTCTCCGTCTTCTGAATAGATGCGCACAAGCACATCTGCCAGGGGCGCAGGAGAGATGGCGTCGTCAACGACAACAAGAGTGACTTCGGTCATGGAAGGCTCCTACGAATCAGCGGATTCGTATTTGCGACCTGAACCGCTAACGGGTCATCTGTGTCGCTGACAAGATCAAAGATATCTACCTCTGCCGCGTCTGGGATGGTGACTTGGCGAACCAGCCCCATGCCTGAGATAGCAATTGTGCCCGTCTGTCCCGGAAGTAGGTACATCTCAAGTAGCCCTTCGGAGTTTGTTTGCGCGGTGCTTTCTCGCGAAACAACTCCTAAAGGTACGACAGAGTTAGGGCCAAAGTTAGGCGTGAATCGAACGTGCACACCCACCTGATAGTCTCCGCGCGCGTCTAGGAACGTGCCAGTTACCTTGCAGGTGTTGGCATACCCAACGCCGGGTTCTTCTAGCTCGGACGCGTTTGACGCCGAAGTTACGCGTACCGCGGTAAATGACTCGGTGTTTGTAAACGAGCTGCCGTCTACGATAAACGTCCAAGTCAGGACGTAGCTACCTGGGTTTACGGGCGCCCAAGTAATGTAGTACGTTCCCGTGGCAGAATTAGTGACGGAACTACCACTAAACGAGGCGACGGTAGCGCCCGTTTCCGTCGTGATTACGGCCGACGGAGTGCTGTCGGCATTGGTCGGGATATCGCCGTCAACTGTTGTGAGTGCGATGGTTAGCGTGAACTGGCGCGTACGCCCAACGATAGTAGCCATCACAGCACCGTGGAAGTTGCAGTTGACTTAATTGATCCAGTTGAGCGACTATACGGCAAAGTACGGAATGCGGAAACAATAACGAGGGCCTCTCCCCCCTCTGGCGTAGTCCGCACGTACACAAAGTGCTTGCCTTCGCGCGTTGGGACAAAACTAGCCAGATACACTGGTTTAAATCCCGTAGGCGCGGGTTTAACTAAAAACGATAGTGCAAGGCCTGCTTCGGGAGTTAGCAGATCGGATTCGTGCACAACCTTTCCAACTACGGTAAGCCCTAAGATCCCGCGGTAAGCCACAGTAGCAGTATCGCCCACTTTTACGGATAGTTCCTGCAGTACTGGTTCTCCAACTGTACCAACAGCCTGCTCGGCTTCGGAGTAGGAGTAGAACCTAGATGCGTCTGTGCCGGCTGTCGCGTCTCCGCTAAACGCCCGATAAGTGACGTTGTACCACCCTACCTCGCTAGGAGTGTAAGACCCCACATAGATTTTAATGTGGTCTGCCGCAGTTGGTATCTCTACGAGAGACACCATTAAGGCTTCGCTAGGAAAATCTGGATGCTGCACGTATGCCTCGACCAAAAGTCCGGTCTCGGCTTTGTAGAAAAGCGGAATAGGAGTTCCGCGTAGCACAGCATCTTTTTGCACAGTAGCTCCTAGTTGTCGTCGTCTAGTAGTGACGACAAGGTACCCCCGTAGCACCCTTCCATACAGTTTACGGTATTGAACTTCTCGCCGTCAAACGCACCACAAAACACCATTTTTACGGTTGCAGAATGCAGGTAGGCCATCAGATAAAATGGGAAATCCCCGGGGTCTATAATTGTCTCGGGTACCCCAATGGGGGCAGTTGCTGTTGCCACCGCCCCAGTTGGCGTCTTTTGGGCCGCCGCGCGAATTGGCTGCCCAGGCAGGGAGATAAGATACGCGTAGCAGGTAGGATGGCGCGCAAGGATCGCCCTTACTGATTGGGGATCCTCCGGGTCAAAATCATGCCCGTGTGTGGGGAGAACAGGGATGTCTCCCTCATCCGCCTCAAATACAAATACGTTGGGCCTAATTGCCGCTTCTTTTCTTTCCCGACGACCCACGAGTTCCGACAGGATAAAGCGGGCCCAGTCTAAAGACAGATCATCGTTTGAGCTATTCTCCCGTAGATGTGCTGTCGTCATTAGGCCCCCGTTTGCGCAACTCTGCAAGAATAGCCTTTCCGTGCGCACTTACGTCTTCTAGTAGTTTACCGCCAAGCTGAGTAAGTGAACTAGCTACTATTGTTTTCGGGTAGGGCAGATTTGTCATTGAGGTGACGGCAACAAGCCCGAGTACCCCCACAAGTTTTTCATATTGGTGAGGCAGCAGCGTGTACAACGGTTGCCCGTCTAGCGCGTACAAATCTCCCGTCTCTGTGTCGTAAATTGCCCGTGCGCCTTCTAGACCATCTCGGAGTGATAGAACAGCATTTTGCAGGGTCTTCTTTGGTCGCTTTGTTCCACCAATGAATGCGAACATCCTTACTCCTTGAAACAGGGAAACCCCCGCAGGTGTATAACACCTGCGGGGGTTTCTTGTCCTTCGCAATTATTGCTTAGAACGCGCCGCCACCATTTGACCCGCTGATGGGCGACATGACCTCAAGGTACCGGAACGTTGAGAAGCTCTGCGGAATACCGCTGGGATCGCCGTCCCGGCAAAAGAACTCAAAGCCCATGGTGTCACGGTGGTACGCAGGAATAACCGCGTGCAGCGTGAACACACCGGGGATCGGACTGTTTGAGCCGTCTAGATTCTGCGGAACTACAGCGAACCCGTTTAGGAACCCGTTTGCCCCTGAAGAGTCCGCCGCCGAGAGGAGGCTGCCAGCAGAGGGCGCGTTGTACATAGCAACACTCGTACCAGAGGTGCTGTTCTTTGCCTTGACAAAGACCTTACCCGCTGGCGACGTACCAAGCACGTCTGGATCCTCAAGAGCACCTGTCTCTCCGTCACGGACGTTAACCGAGATGGAAAGGCGGAACTCTGTGGACTTCGAGAAGATGCGCTCTGGCACGAACGGGAGCAGCACGGCGTTCGTCTGCACCGCGAGGGTGTCAACCGTGGCCTTGACTGCCGCGATATCGGCCGAGAGTGAGGCGCCAGCGGGCGACCCGATCTTGCTCTGGATGTCCGTGGTATCGGCCTCGATGTCAACCAGCTGGGCCTTGGCTGCTGCGATACGGCCAAAGACCGTCGTCGTAGTAGCTGAGGTGTCAGATGACGTGCCGAGCTTATCGGAGACCGCAACTAGACCGTCCGTGCCATCAGACAGGATGTCCCACGCCTGGTAGAGCGCGTGACCTGCTGTGTTTGCGCCCTTACCCGATACATCGTCGTCCCAGACGTCAGAACCGGCCAGGTTATCGTAGATGGCCTTTAACGCCTGCGCCACGTTTGTCGGAGCTGCGGCACCAACAAAGTAGGTACCAATATCACCAATCTCGGCCTTGATATCGTCTACGTTTCCGTCAACGGTTGCAAGTGCCGTGTCTACGTCGTCAATGTGCCCCTTGAGTGCCGATAGGCCGAAGGTGGCACTCTCAACCGCAGTCTTGATGTCATCAACATTGCTGTCGATTGTGGCAATATCGTTCTGGTTATCGTTGATTTCTGCCTGAAGTGCTGAGAGCCCGTAAGTCGCGTTCTCAAGCAGAGTCTCGATGTTGTCGGCCGTAGTGCCAACGCCGTCTACTGCCGACTTAATCGCCGACAAGCCAAACGTAGCGCTTTCGACCGCAGTCTTGACATCATCAACGTTGCCGTCGACGGTATCGATCAGCGACTTGAGCGCGCCGAGACCGTCAGTGCCGTTATCTAGGTCATCCTGGACACCCTTGGCCTTTAGGTAGATTGCGCTGAGCGCCCCCGCAACGTCGTCAGGGACAGACACAAGGCCCGTCCAAGTCTCGCCCGACACGTCACCGATCTCAGTCTGAAGGGCGTCAACATCCGCCTGAACAGCAGCCACGTCCGACTCAACGTCGGTAAGCTTGCTAAGCACGTCGGCAAAGTGACCCGTAGGAGCGTATGCCCACAGAGGAATACGGGCGCCCTCGTTTCCAGCAGAAATGACGGCGTAGTAGGTGCGGTCCGCGGTCATATTCGCGGCGTTTACCTTTAGGGCGTACAGACCTCCGCCGTTATCTAGGACGCTAACTCCCGCAGACACTGTCGGATCTGCACCAGAGGCGTCGTCCGTCTCGTAGACGGTTGCAACGGGACTCAGGCCCGAAGCACTCAGCTGGAAGGGAAAATATGCGTTTTTACCGGAGGGAACAATACGATCCCAGAGCATGGTAACAGCCATAGTAGGATTCCTTTATGGTGAAGAGTGACGAGATCTCGTCGCGCACTTCCTTGGTGCGTTCTTTTCACCGCTACTTCTGGCGGGACGCCGTTGCGTCTTGCTAAGACTATACACGCCTACGCGCCCGCGTCAACTACGCTCGCGTAGGTGAGATTTCAGGGTCAGGTAGCTGTTGAAGAAACGGCACTCGGCGGATTGCGGCCAGTCGGCCTGCGCCTGCGAGAGCTGCTCCTGGGTAATTACGAATACCCACACGATTTTCCTACCGCGCTG